CACAGCGCTCAGAACTCCCGCTTGGCATTCACGCTCACCTCCATTGCCATGGCTTCACAAAAGTTCTCCTATCTTTAGCATAGCAACCCCCTCCAATAGGGTTTTTGCACGCCCGCTTTACCTACCGCCTACCAGCACGTCACCTACCGACCGCCTGCGCCCCGCCCGCGCCGCGCAACCTAAGTACGTATTCCCCACATAAGCGAAGCGTTTTTATAAAAATTTTTTTAGACTCCCTTTTTGACTTTTCCGTTTTTTGCCCCCGGTTTTCTAAACTACCCCCCCTATATCGGGAGAAAAGGACACGGGTGTGAGAACATGGGAGGAGGGGGAAGAGTTGTTGAGAGATTCTGCGCCGATCCGGTGTCCAGGTCTGTAAACCACCCCCCACCCGGGGCCGTGGTCAGCTGTCCAGCTGGTCAGCCGGTGCCGCTGGGCAGGTTTCGGAGAGGGTAAAAGCTTGTTGCAAATGCCCGAACTGTTGCCATAATAAGCAATTAGGGCAACAGTTACAGCCTTTTTTGGTGGTAAATGCAACAACAGCCCATGCCACCATTGTGCAACCTGACGAAAGACGGCGGGAGCCGGGGCCGCGGTCGGTTCTCTGGCCCTCGGTGCCGGTGGTGGTGGCCGTCCTCCGATGGTCGGCGGCTGGTCCGCTGGCGGTTCCCGGTCTGGCATGGTCAGCGGTGGCCGTGGAGGTTGGGCCGATGCAATCCGCCGGAACAGACCGCCGCGGGTGACTCCTCCACCCCTTCCCCTTTTCCCCTCGCCCATTGCTTCCGGTCCTGCGGGAGTGCTCCGCGCTTTTCTTCATCCGGGTAAAGCGTCCGGGGGTCTCCGTGGGTACATTTGTGTATACTCTAATAGACCGCGCCCGCAATAAACGCGCCCGCGCGCATAGGGGTTAAAAATAGCCCTCTGGCATGGCCTGGGATGCAAGCGGCTGCGCGGCGTGGGTCTGTGGTGCGGTGCTGGGCGGTATCGCTCAGAGGGCACGAGAAAAGCCCGCGGGGGCATTCCCTGCGGGCTGGTGGTGGCTGGTGGTATTAGGTCAGAAACAGTTCGCCGTTAATCTCAAGGCTGACAGATTCTTGCCCCATCTCGCGTTTGATCTTCCGGCAAATAGCGACGATCTCGGCGCCGTGGCGCTCGATGTCCTCCGCTGCGGCGTTGCTGTAAACGATGGTGACGGCCTCGCCCACGAGTCCGGCGGACTGGCTCACCCAGTAGCCGCGGGCCTCGGTGGCGGTGGCTCCGCCAAACATGGCGGATAGCTTCGCGGCGACTTCCTCCACCTGCTGCCGGTTGTCGGTGGGGTGGTCGGTGTCGGTGGTACTGGGCACGTAGATAGCAACGCGGGAGTCGAGGCGGACAACGCCGGGGATCGTATCAAAAAAGCTCTTTTTCATTTCGTGTTCCTCCTCTTCCTTATGCGGTCGCCCGTGTGCGGCGGTTGATTTCTGCGAGTGCTGCCCTTACTGCGGCTTCGTCCTCGGCGTATGCCGTGCCGGAGATCGTCCCGCAGGCCCTCCGGTATGCTGTCCGGTCATCAGCCCAGGCGATCAGCTCGCGGAGTTTGTCCATGCTCATTTTGCTGTAATCCATTTTGTAATCCTTTCCGGCCCGGTGGGCCTCCGTGGTGTTGTCCTGTTCTTTATGATCTTATTATATACGGGTAAACCCCATATTTCAATAGTCAATTCCCACAAAAGTAAACCCCATATTTTGTATAATATTTATGGGGTAAACCCCTTGCTTTTCTGCTTCCGGCCCCCTATAATAATAGATGTCAAAAGGATAGCACCAGACCACCGGACCGGCGGCCGCTCCGCCGGGGAAAGGATGTAAAAATGTCGGATTTATTGGAAAGGTACGAGGCCCAATATAGCCCCGTTGCAAGTGGCTACTTGTACACGCTGGGCGGTGATCCTGCCGCCATCGTGGCGGAGATGGAGCGCACCCAGGAAGCGCCGGAGGCGGACCCGCTCGCGTTTCTGGCTCCGCTGATGCCCACCACCCCGGAACAGAACGCACACAACGCCATCATGAAAGAGATCCAGCGGCTCTATTTTCTGCCGATCTCCCGCGCTTCCGCTCTGGCCGTGTGTAACGTGCTCGGCGAGGCCGGCGAGCTGATCCCCTTCCCCGGCCTGCCGGATTTCCGGTTTAATGCCTGGACTTTTAAAAACGCCTGGAACGATGCCCACCCGGACGAGGCACGGATCACGGTAAACGGTGCCGCCCTGCTGAGCATCTGACCGCCCAGAACAGCGGCCCGGAAAAGTTCCGGGAGAAAGGACAAAATCATGTTTACGATTTATTACAACAATGGATTGTTTGACGAGTGCGACGGCACTTTAGACGAGGCAAAAGCCATGGCCGACGAGTGCGCCAGCTATACACAATGCGATATATCAATCGAGGACGAAAACCGCGAAGAAGTGGCCCGGCGTAGATGGTACGGGGTCCCGTTCGACCCCTCCGAAACGGAAGCCGCCGAAGATGACGTGATCCAGTTTGGCAGCTTTGGATTTTTCGACCGCTGGGAGTAACAGAACAGCGACCCGGAAAACTTCCGGGCCGCTCCACCCTATGAAAGCGAGGTAAACCCATGCCCAGACCCAGAACCAGCACCACCAGAACAGACGCCCAAAGACGGGCGGAAAACAAGTATAAAAACAAGGCGCAAATTGTGCTTGCTTGCCGGATGGACCGCCAGACGGGAGAACGCTATAAGGCCATTTGCGCCGAACGCGGCACCACGCCCAACGCCGAAATCAAAGCCTTCATTTTGTCCCAGCTTGGCGAACAGCCCGCCGACTAACCCCAAAACGCAGAACAGCGACCCGGAAAAACTCCGGGCCGCTGCTTTTTTATGCCGTTTTTTCAATCCGTCACGCGTTCGCCATTGGGCAAAATGAAAGATGTTTCAAACCCACAGCCAACGGCCCCGGCAACGTCCTTCAGATCCGCAGGGGTAAACCCCTCCCGCTTCATTTTTTGTGAAAACGCCTGCGGGCTGCTCCCGCAGCGCCTCGCCAACTCTGAAACGCTGACCCCCAGCTTTACGCATAAAATCTTGATCTGCTCCGATGTCGGCACAATATCACCCCTTTTCGCTTTTTAATATAAACGTTCCCGTTTGCATTGTCAACTATTGTTTTTTGGAAATAAACGGTAAAATTTAAATTTACCTATTGACATTATAAACATTATCGTTTATACTATAAACATCAAGGGAACAAAACGAAACCGACAGGAGGCCGCAATCATGAGTTTTCACCTTTTTATCCTCGTTCTGGGCGCTGGCACCTTTGCCCGCCTGATGTTCCGCGTGGTGGACCGGATCGAGGCCCGCCGCTAAATCAAAATCAAGGAGGATCATAAAATGACCACTTATAAAACCCGCAAAGCCGCCGCCCGTGATGCGGCGATCATGGCCCAGCAGGAAGCCGCCGAAAAGGTGCAAAGCTGGGAAGAAGTCGCAGAGACCGCCGACCGTCTGGAACGGCTGGCCCGCCGTTTCGGTCTCCTGCAGGAGTTCCGGGAAAACGGCCTTATTTGAACAGAAAAGGAGGATCACCCCATGTTTAACAGTCTTTATCATGCCGAGATCGGCGGCGGCTACACCCTCCGCCGGAAAGTCATCATCAACGCCACGGACCTGCGGCCCCTGGGCGGTCAAATTGAGGTTGCCGCCATCATCGAGAACGGCGACGAGCTGAAGCACACCACCGCTACAACGGAGGCCGCCGCGCTGGCCGCGTTCCATTCCATGGTCCAGCAGTACGCCGAACCCCTGCAAAAAGCTGTGGACGCTGCCGGACTGGTTCCGGGCCGGAAATATACCCTTGTGTATCTCTCCGAGTTCGGGTTTCCCATCGTGGAGAAAATCACCTTTCACGGCTACACCCTCACCACCTACGCCCAGCACGCCGACGTTGTGCGCCTGACCTACACCCCATACCGCAAGCGCTCCACACGCGGCCGGCTGTTTTGCGGTTCGTCCTCCCTGCTAATCTTCAACGGCTGGCAGGAGCTGCCGGAAACCGCCACACACGAAACCCTGAAGGAGGACGAGAAAATCAAGATCACCCGCAGTAAATACGGCTGCTTTTCCGCTTCCTATATCGAGGATGCCGCCGCCCTGCTGAAGGACCCGGTTATGATCTTCAAAAGCTACCAGACCGGCGCCAACGGCAAAGTTTACGCCTGAACAGCCACCCGGACACCTTGGAGCCGCCGCACCGATAAAAGCGACGGCACCCCAGAAAGCCAAAATCTACACATTCAAAACACAATTTCAGGAGGTTTTACCATGAACGACAAGAACAACCGCACCATGAAAACCGGCGACGTGGTGGAGATCACCGGCGCATACTTCAAGAATGACAACGGCCTTTACTTCGTCGAGCACACCCCCGGCGATCCGAATTGGGGCGGCCGGGATCACTGCCTCCGGCGCATCAAGCGCAACGGCGAACTCAGCACCGCAAAGGATAATATTTGCTTCTGGCCCATTCACACCTTCGTGAACAGCCGGGACAAGCGGGCCGCCGCGAACCAGTGGAACCGGGAGCACGCGGAAATCGAAATCAAGACCTTCCCCCACACAGAACACATTGCCGCCTATTTTGCAAGCGAGGCGGACAGCCTGGACGTGACGATCAAGCGCTATACATGGGACTTTGGCGAGGACTGCCAGACCGTCAAGGATGCGAAAGAAACGCAAGCCTTTTACCGCTCCGTTTCCGATGTCCTCCGGGCTGAACAGCCCACCGCCGCCACCGTACAGCCCAGCGCAGCCACCCAGCAGCCCGAACAGACCCAGCAGCCCGATTTTCTGGACTGGGACCCCGCCGAGGTAAAAGCCGAGCTTGAACGCCGGAACGCAGAAAACGATCATTCTTTCGTTGCTGGTGTCCTCTCTGACGTTGAACATCTCGCCCCCGAACAGCAGACCCCCGCCACCGGCGCAGGCGCGGAAGCGCCCGCAGAACAGCCCACCCCGGAAAATCGGCCTGAAACGGTCTTGCCTTATGGTTCCATCGACGAGGAAACCGCCCGGAACGCCCACTATTGCATTCACATGAGCGACTACAAACCCGGCAGCGCCACGGCCAGTTATCGAAATTCCGTGAACAAAGCCGCCCAGATGGTAGAACAGCAGAAGGACCGCGTCAGCGCTTTTTACCATGACAAACTGGACGCCCTGCTGAACAGCTACGCCCGCCGCCTTGCCCAGTGGACGAACGATTATAACCGCAACCAGGCCAGCTATCCCAGCCAGTTTATCGCCGGGGCGGGCAACTTCAATATGCGTAAGCATAACCGCCAAATGTCCCGCGAGGACTCCCTGTGGGAGGAATACCGGCAGATCGAGGCGATTCTGGACAAGATCCGCAGCGTCGGCACCGGCCCGGTAGACCTTGCCGACCCCCACGCCCGCGAAATGCTCACCGAGCGCCTGAACAGCCAACGCCAGATGTTGGAGGACGCCAAAACCGCCAACGCCTATTACCGCAAGCACAAAACGCTGGAAGGCTGCCCCGGTCTCAGCGAGAAAAACCGCGCATGGCTGACCCGCCCCGGTGTGTTCGCCTCCGGTGACGGCTCCCCCATCTCCCAGTACGGCTCCCCCTTCCCCGCTTACGAGCTGGCCAGCATCCGGGGCAAGATCGAGCGGACAGAACAGCGCCTCGCGGAGCTTGACCGCAGAGAACAGCAGGCCGCCGAGTCTCAGACCGGAACCGCTTTTGACGGCGGCCAGATCGTCCGCAATATCGACCTGAACAGACTCCAAATCCTCTTTGACGCCATCCCGGACGCCGACACCCGCGCCGCCCTGAAGCAGAACGGTTTCCGCTGGTCTCCGAAAAATCAGGCATGGCAGCGCCAGCTCACCGACAACGCCGAACGCGCCGCCCGTCAGGTCCTCCGCCTTGCCTGAACAGCGACAAAAACCCCCTTGGCACACCCTGCTACAATGAAATTAAAGACGAACAGCCCGCCCCGGAGGTCACGAGGGCATGAAAGGACACTTGTATGAAATCCTATAACGAAATCGAAGCCGAAGTAAATGACACTTGCAGGCAGTTCCCCGATTGCTGGAAATCTCCCGCTGTGGATTGCCCTTATTGGGCTGTATGCGGGTCATTTCAGGATGACGCCTACAAAACCGCAGAGCAACGCGGTGCGGCATTTGAAAGCGCCATTGCCGCCCGCTATGACGAGCTTTACCGTTAATATCAAAATAGGAGGTACAACCCATGCTGAACACTGAACAGGCCCTCACCCGCGTTTTGCAGATCGTCCACGCGCTGGACGAGGACGAAGCCGCCATTTATAACGCTGTCAGCAAGAACCCCTATGAATGGAAAAGCGCCGTCGGCCCCATCCCCCAGCTGTATTTCTTAGAACAGGATCTCCGCCGCACGTTGGTGGAGGAAGCTGCCGCCAAGTCCGGCAACCGTTCCGCCTTTACCGCTGCCCGCCGCATCTGCGACGCAGCCGTGACCAGAAACAGCCATCGCACCGCTTCACAGGGTTTCTGGATCGACGAGGAAGGCAAGCAGTGCGTCTGCGACGGGTACCGGGGCTTCCGCCTAAACAGCCCCATGGAGCTGACCGCCGCGCCGGAACTCAGCGCCGACGGTTTCCGGGTCAACCTGGCGCAGATCATCGCCCCCATCCGCAAGAACACCCTGCGCCTCACCCTTCCCACTGTGGCGGAGGTTCGGGCACAAATCAAAATGGACCGCGCGGAATGGGCCGCCAAGCGCCACCGCAAGGGCGAGACCTTCAAAGCCAGTTATGATTTCGGCCCCGGCCTCCCCAGCGTCAATGCAAACTATCTGATCGACTTCCTTCAGCTGTTCCCGGACGGCGAAGCGTTCGCCTCTGAACAGAAGCCCTATATTACCCCCATTTATTTCCGGTCTGCCGACGGTGAAGGCATCCTCTGCCCCATCCGCAAGGCCACCGAAGCCGCCGCCTGAACAGCGGCGCAGGAAGGAACCGTCCCATGAATGATAAAGCTATGAAGAAGTACAACGCATTGATTGATGATCTTGCTTCGCTTGCCAAAGAGTCGCATGATTCCCGAGAGTCTATCGTCTGCACGGAGGCGTCAGGATGGCTCAGGCATCTCTTCGACAAAAGCGAACGGCTTTCGATGGAGCTGAAGCACACGGAAGAAGTCGCCGCAAGCGCCAAGTCTGAAAAGTTCAGTCTGCAATCTTTTATCCTTGCGAACCTCGTTCAACCGAATCAGCAGGTGATGCTGTATGAATATACAGGTGTCCAGACTATGTGCCAATCTTGGCTCGGCAAGTTTTGTGGAATCCCAGATTCTTATGTCCACCGCACTGTGGATAAAGTTTTTGTCCCAGCCTACCCGGATATGTTGCCTTTCAACTCCACCCTTTACATTCTTTTGGCCCCGGAAACCTAAAGTCCATATCCCCAACAACATTTGATTTTTATAGGAGGATGAATCGGAAATGCAAAAAATTGTTTTGAACGGCATGACCTTTGACGGCGCATCCGTCCTTCGGGCCGTGGAGCAGGTGGACCTGTTACCCTGTGGCGGTGAAGGTATGACCTGGAATCCGTGGCAGATCGCAACCCCGGAGGAATATGCCATGCGCCTTCAAAAGATCAATTCGGCTCACTGGGATGCGCTGGATGTTGGCGAGATTCAGCCGGGTCCTTGTCTCTCTGCGCGGGAGATCGTCAGAGGCGGATGGAAGTTTTTATATCAGGTCGATGGACGTGGAGACTGGCAGTCTCAATGCTTTACTGTATGTGAAGCGGTTCTTAAGAAGTCCTAAATGTCAAAAACTCTATTGGATGGGTATGGTACAATAAAATCAAGGGCGAGATAGACGCCGCCCTTGCTTTCCATCTTTCTATCTTCCCTCACGCACGGCGGCTGCCGGCCTACCCAACGGTAGCCGCCAAACTCCAAAACAGCATGGGCGAAAATCGTGCGGACACGGCGCAGACTCACGCCCTGCGCGAACAGGGTTTTTGGCTTGTCCTCTGTTCTCCGGTTCAACTCCGGTTTCGCTCACCAGCGGCGCGGATGCCGCACGTAGTGTTCTCCTACCTTAAAAAGCGTGGCCCGTAAGAACACGCTCGCCGTTCTCGGAGCGGTGCCCCGGTGTGATTCCGGCAGGGCGCAACGCGGATATAGTTCATCGGCAGAACGGCGGCTTCCCAAGCCGCGAAGGTGGGTTCGATTCCCATTATCCGCTCCAAGGGTGCACGAAGCGCCCTGCATGGATCGCAAAGCCTCCTGAATGTGTATGACAGCCCGGAAAGACAGGCCGCCACATCACCCGCCATGGCGCAAACAAGGCGGGATCACGCAGACGTCCAACCGGTACTTCTGTCCTTTCCACCGGGAGCTGGGGACCTCTCCGGCCGTCTGCACCATGCCCGCCCACATAAGAGGTGGTTACTCTATAAACCGTAGTGGGAATGAAACCTCCATGTCTGGCAGTGGAGTCGGCGGGTTGATACAGCCGCTATCGGGATGGTATTCTCGGAGAATCTGAGCGACATGACCGCCGGGAAAGTCCGGCATCTATATGCAGACGTAGCTCAGTCGGTAGAGCACCCCCGAAATGGGGACCGATGCAGGTTCAAGTCCCGCCGTCTGCACCACATCCAGCGCCGTGAGAAGTACACTCACAAACGGGTTGCCCGGAGATGGGCGCAGCAGGGCAACAGAAACGTGTACCTATGGGGGCCAACCGCAGGCAGCCGACACGCAGCGGTGACAGTCTGGAAAGACAGACAAACATAGGGGCGAATGTTCCAAGGCTGGCGAGGCGGTCTCCAAAACCGCTTGGGTGGGTTCGATTCCCAACCGTCCCTGCCAACTCTAAACGGAGTCACCAACGGAGTATAAACAAGTGGGGCAACCGTGGGAACCGGAGATATGCGGCATAGGTAGCCTGAATAGGCAGACCACAGCGAGTGACGCCGAATGATGGCCGAAGCGCTAAAGCAGGGCAGGACTGCAATGCCGTACCATCCCGGCCAGCGGGCGAGGAAGCGTAAAAAGCTAAGTATTAGGCGGCTGGTATAATTGCCAAGTTCCTGATGGCTGGTAGGAAGGCGCAGCGCAGCCGGGAGCCTGTGTAAAAAATATAGGGGTGTAGCCAAGCGGTAAGGCAAGGGACTTTGACTCCCTCACGCGCTGGTCCGAATCCAGCCATCCCTGCCATTGAAATTTTAGGAAAGGAGGATGTCCCATGAACAAGACTGAATTGATCGCCGCCGTTGCGGAGCGCACCGGCCACACCAAGCACGATACCGCCATCATGATGGATACCGTGTTCACCGTCATTGAGGAATCCCTGCTCAACGGCAGCGAGGTCAAAGTTCCCGGCTTCGGCAAGTTCGCCGTGAAGCACCGGGAAGCACGGGTGGGGAAAGATCCCCGCACCGGCGAGGAAAAGGAGTTCCCCGCCAAGACGGTTGCGGTGTTCCGCCCCGCAAAGCCCCTGAAGGACGCCCTGAACGGCTGATACCCCCCATTTCGTAAATCGCCCACAGAAGCCCTTTAAGCGCCCCTTGAGTTTCGTGGGGTAGTTTTAGCCCCTCGCCTCTCTCTTATCTCTCAGGCCGCTTGTGGGGCCGTCAACGCAAGAATTTTAATCAAGACCATACTCATACCGAAAAAGGGGGAACGGTTTCCGTTTTGGAAAAGGTTCCTCCCTTTTTTATCTCGACATTCCATGCAAAAGCGCCTATAATTTTCCCATAAAAAGGAATTACACGCCTAAAGGTAAAGGAGAATTTTACAATGAAGATCATGAACCCCACCGCCATGAACCGATACAACGCCCTGCGGGAGGCCGCCGGGAAGATCGACCGTCTGGTCCCCCAGGTCCGCTTGCTGGACCAGCCGCCTCATGAGAACCGAGAGAACGCCTCCGTTGCGCTGGAATTTCCCACTCCTCTTGTGGTACTTAATTCCACCATCCGGCAGGCTCTCTCCTTCCTGTTCTGCCAGTGCGACACTGTGCAGACGGACAAGACGGACCGGGGTATCTGCTTCACCTTTACCGTTTCTAAAATTTGGATCACGGAGGAAACCACATGAACCTGAAAACCAATGTCACCCGCCGGGACTTCGCCTTCAGCATCACCGCCGAGACCAAGGCGGGAGAGCTGCGGATGTTCGATCATACCGTTGACGCCGAAAGCGAGGAAGCCGCCCGCCTGCTCCTGATCTCCTATCTGGAAAGCCGGGGAATGGAGCTGGTGGCGGCCCGTCTGACCGGTGCGGAATACCGAGGTGCACTGCATGAGTAATCAAAACGCCGACGTGAAAGCGCTGGCTGATAGTCTCTGGAACAACTACTTCCAGCCCAAAGTGGCGGACGCTACCCGCTCCTGCCTCCGTCTGGAAAAGGCCACCGTAAAGACAGCCCCCAGCGGCGGCACCGTGGCCGTCCAGCTTCCCTTTGACGATACCGTTCTAAATCTGCCATACGCTTCGTCCCTCTCCGGTCTCACCGCCGGACAGTCCGTATGGGTGGGCATCCCTTACTCCGATCTATCCAACGGCGTTGTGATGTTCGACGCCACCTTCCAGAACCTTTAAGCAAACAATTAGCAAAGTCTAAGCAAGATTTAAGCAACCTCTAAGCAAGTTGTAAGCAAGTTAAAAAGCAAAGCCGCCCACACGTGCGAAAGGAGGAATCCCCAATGCCACCCGCCATCAACTTAACCGGTCAGCGTTTCGGACATCTTCGGGTACTCAGACGCGCGGAAACTCGTTCATCTGGATGCTTAAACTGGATTTGCGTGTGCGACTGCGGGAAGGAAACGGTTGTCCCCAGCGGGCATCTGCGGTCAGGGCACACAAAGTCATGTGGGTGCCAGAAAAACGCGGTAAGTCCCACGATGAGGCACGGAGAATCAAAAACGCGCCTGTATAATGTTTGGTTTCTCATGCGGAGAAGATGCTCCAACCCAAAAATTAAAGAATATGCGCGATACGGCGGCAGAGGCATCACTGTTTGTAAAGAATGGGCTGAGAATTTTGAGCCGTTCCGAGACTGGGCGCTTGCCAACGGGTATGACGAAAATGCCGCTTATGGAGAATGTACCCTTGACCGCATCGACGTGAACGGCAACTACTGTCCGGAAAATTGCCGATGGGCTAACGAACGGGTTCAGGCAAATAACCGGCGTTCAAATCGCATATTTGAAATTAACGGGCAAAGAAGGACGTTAGCGGAATGGTGCCAGTTGACAGGTGCTTGCGAATCAACGGTTCGCCGCAGAATTGCCCGTGGAGTCAAAGAAGAAAATCTATTCAAAAAAGGGTGGCTTTAATAATGGTGGATTATTATTTTGATAGCGCAAGCACAGAAGCGGTTTCACCCGTTGCGTGGGAAGCCATGAGACGCGCACCTTTTGGAAACCCGTCAAGTCTGCACAAAGAAGGTCAGTGGGCAAAAGATTCTTTGGAGCGTAGCCGTGCTCAAATTTTATCTTTATTAGGCGCTGGTGATAGCTATGACCTCTACTTTACCAGCGGGTCAACAGAAGCGTGTAATACCGCTATTCATTCCATGCAAAAGGCCGTTGGCGTTTCAGAAACCTATGCGTCACCCGTTGAGCATCATGCGATATTGGAATGTGTTTCCGACAGGGTCCTTCCAAATGAAAAAATCGCAAACACAGGAGCCTACGCGCAGATGCTTGCGAACAATGAGACTGGCGAGATTTACGATATTGCCTCCTTGCGGAAAAATTTTTCAGGGCTTCTCGCCTGCGATATAACAAGCGCCGTTGCGCACATTCCCATCAATCTTCAGGAACTTGATGTGGATTACGCTATGTTTAGCGGTCATAAATTCGGAACTCCAAAAGGAATAGGAGCGTTGATTGTAAAAAAGAGTGCTCCTGTTTATCCCCTGATCCGTGGCGGCGGTCAGGAATGGGGCAAGCGCGGCGGCACCGAAAGCGTTGCCCTCGCCTGCGCCATGGCAGCGGCCCTCCATGCGCGCATGGGCAATATACTCTCCGACATGAAGCGGATCGCCCGTTGCCGGGACCTGCTCATTACCTATCTGTTGAGGTTCGTCCCGGATACCTATGTCAACGGCTCCTACACCATCGGTGACGTGGTTCTCCGGCTCCCCGGCAACGCCAATCTCTCCTTCCTTGGCGTGGAATCTCAGGCCCTTGTCATGGCCCTGTCTGCGGAGGGCGTGTACGCTTCCTCCGGCTCCGCCTGCACCAGCGGGGAAGCAGACGGCAGCTATGTCCTCCGGGCCATGGGCTACCCCGCCAACCGCGCCCGCTCCGCCGTCCGTTTCACCCTCCCTTATACCGTCACCGATGATGATATTCTGGGCGCCGTTCCTATAATCGTCAGTGCCGTGGAAAAGCTCCGCCGCCTGACCCCTACGCCGTGAACGCCGCCCCTTTGGGCGGCGTTCTTTTTTATTTGAAACATTCATAAAGGACTTCTTCCTCAATATTTGTCCTCCACATTTTTGCAATTATCACTTTCGGCTGAATATCAAAAACAGTTGCCGAATATTTCATTCCGCAGTCCATTTTTGGGGCATACACCGCCGCCCAATCTCCAGATAGATGTCCTATTGGTTTTCCATCTTCTGTCTGAACCAGAATAGCATTGCGGTCAAATTGATTGTCCGGTTCTCGCTTAAATGTCAGACTGTCCCCCTTGCTCAATCTTGAAATCGTAACTTTGTCAGCGCAAAACTTCATCCCAACAATGGCTACTTTTTCTGCTGTCGGTTTATGTACCCCACATTCCTCCCAATTTGATACATTGTTTGCAAACTTGTTTTTTAAACTTTCATACATATCGCTATCTACGGGAAGAATCTTAAATTCAGGGTGTTCTTTTTGTAAGCTGGTAATCTTCTTTCGGCTTTCGTTATCCCAAAAGCCTTTGACCTCTAAAATTGTGTTATTGGCAAGAAAGAAATCCGGCAAATAAAAATCTTCTCCAACTTTGTAAGATTCTCGTTCATATTCATATGGAACATTTAGCTTATTTAGTATTCGAGTTATATTAGCTTCCCAAGAACTTCTGACTGTTCTTCTTAAATCTAACCGATACCCGTTGTGATACGGAGTTTCTTCCCTCTCACAAATCATATTCCTGCTTGAAATAAACCCATTCCTGTCTGTAATTTCAATAAAGGGTGTCTCACTTTCTCTGAGTGCGGAAAAACAGCTATTAGCAAGCGGATTTTGTCTATCTTCATATTTTTTTACCCATATTACCCATGGGTAATATGTATCTGCAAGAGTAAAATAGCTAACATTCATCTCGGCTATTTCCTCGATTTTTTCAGGGGAAAATGCCGCAATTTCTTTTAGTACGCTTAAAATCTGCTCCTTATCCCCGCTGTCAAAGCAGAAGTATGTATACCTCTTAAACAATTCTGCCGGGAGTTCAACTTGCTCTGCAGCCTCTACGTCAGGTATATATTTTATAGACGATTGATAATATCCGTACTCTGAAAAATATGGAAACATTATTTTATCTAACATCTTTCCCCTGAAAAATGAATCTTCAGAGCCACGCACATCACACGCAAAATATGTTATCTGTGAAAAGCCATCCTCATCTGGAACGACTTTGATTCCAAACGCCTTTGTATTGCTAAGCTCCTCAATATACCGTTTCTTTAAAATGTTGGGGACTTTCTCAGTTCGACCAAAAAAGTTAATTGCCTCAGTCCTTTTATGGGCAGCGAAGTATGCGCAAAGTGCTTGTTCTGTTTCTTTCCCTTCTTTGTAAGTAAACAAAAATAATCATCCTTTCCGCAAAGTTTTCTCTTGACATTTTGTCACGCATAAACTATATTTAATGCGTGACGGAAAGTGAGGTGAACAATGTCACCGAAAACCGGACGCCCAAAGGCCGAAAACCCTAAAGATGTTCGTTTCAGTATTCGACTGGACGCTGAAACCGACAAGCGGCTCTGCGAATATTGCGACCAGAATGGAATTACACGAGCCGAAGCAATTCGCACCGCCATCAATCGCCTTTTGAGCAAAAAGAAATAACGGCTTGCTGCACATCCTCCAAGATACCCAGCAAACCGCTATCCACACAACCTTTCGGAGTGTGTAAATATCTTACTACGCTTCTTCCGAAAGGTCAACCCCCATTATTTCCACTGACAGCGAAAAACCCTCGTAAAACCTGTCAAAAACCCCCTTGGAGGGCTGTGGAATAATGGAAGTATCAAGACCAATCGAAAGGAGTTTTATTTATGCAGGAATTGACCACCATCAACAATGTCGAAATTCTCGTCAAGGAATTTTCCGGTCAGCGGGTCGTCACCTTTAAGGAGATCGACGCCGTGCATGGCCGACCGGACGGGACGGCCCGCAAGCGGTTCAATGACAACCGTGACCACTTTATCGAGGGAGAAGATTACTTCAAAATTTGCGCGTCCGAATTTCGGACGCGCTGGGACGGGCTTCCCCAAAGGGCAACCGAAGATGTTACCCTCGTCACAGAATCCGGCTATCTCATGCTGGTGAAGTCCTTCACCGATGATCTGGCGTGGAAAGTCCAGCGGGAACTCGTCAAGGGCTATTTCCGGGCGAAATCTACGCAGTCCCAGCCGCTTACCCCAGCCCAGCAGCTTTTAGCGCAAGCCAGCCTCCTTGTGGAACAGGAACAGCGCATTTCCGCCATGGAGACCCGGCAAGACGAACTGGACTTAAAGGTTCAGCGCAATTCTGATACAATGGATAAGGTCACAGCCGCCTATGTCGCTCCCATTTCCTCCGGCGATAACTGGCAGGAGAGCGCCAACCACACCATCAACGCCCTGGTCGAGCATTTCTGTCTCAACCACCAGATGTTCCGCCGGGAACTCTATGAGGAACTGGAACGTGAATCCGGCTGCGATCTCCAACAGCGTTTGACCCGGCTGAAAAACCGTATGAAAGCGGCGGGTGCTACCGTCACGCAATGCAGAGCCGTCACGAAACTTACCATCATTTCTCAGGACAAAAAGCTCCGCTCCATCTTCATCGGCATTCTGCGCCGCCGGACGCTGGAATTTACAGCCGCTGAAAACGCTTGACCTTTACACATTTTTACACACATTCAGGAGGAAAACCGACTATGCTGACCGTGAAAGATATTGTTCCCATTCTGCAATTCGGAGAGTTCGACGACAAATACGGAAAAGAAGTACCCCGCCTCACCGTCTCCGCTGACGGCCTCGCCACCCACATCAACCCGGAAAACAAGCTGGAAATGGCCGCTTACGGCGACTTCATCATTGACCGTATCCATGTGGACGAACTGGGCGTGGATCTCTGCGTGAAAAGCAGCCTGTGCACCGCCGGGGCCTGATACGCCCCCACAAATTTCAGGAAAGGACTGATTTTATGGGAAGAACCTCCGCGCAGGAGCGTCGGGTCATGTCGGCCTTAGACTCATGGCTCCGCAACGTGCAGGCCAGCGGCGCGGCGGAGCGCACCGTCACCGCCTACGCCGCCGTCACAAACAGTTTCTATTCCTTCCTCGTGGAAAGCGGCCTTTCCACCGAGGAACCCACCTTCACCACCATGCAAGCCTACCGGGATCACCTCTTTGACCGGGGCCTCTCCCCTGTCTCCGTCCGGTATCATCTGGTGGTCCTACGCTCCTTCTTTACCTACGCCAGCTCCCCGGAGCTGGGCGAGGATCGCTTTTATGAGCAAAACCCTGTTTCCCTCTACCTGATGCCCTCCCTCCGCAAATTGGGAAAGCGCCCCTATGACGTGCTGCTCACCGATGAGCAGGTCTGCAAGCTATGGCGGGATTCCCCCGTCCGCACCACCCACCCGGAGAACTGGCCCCGGAATTACGCCATCGTGATTTTGCTGCTGACCACCGAACTGCGCAACGCCGAACTGCGGGCCTTGACCCCGGCGGACATTGACTTGGAGGACGCCGCCCTCCGTGTGGAACACGGCAAGGGTGATAAATTCCGGGTGGTGGACCTGCCCGACATCGCCGTGATCGCCCTCCGCCATTACCTCGCCAGCGGCATCCGCCCGGACGATCTCCCGGATACCTCCCCCCTGTTCGGCACCCTCCGTTCCGGCGAATGGAAGTCCGGCACAAAACAGTGGCTTTCAGAGCTGGTGGAGCGCCATGTCCGTTCCGTCACCGGCGTTCCGGACATCCGCAGCCACGATCTCCGCCACGTTGGCTCCCGTCTGGACCTCAATTCTGGTATGCCTGAGAATGAACTGCAAGCCAAATTGGGCCACGCCAGTCCCATCACCACCCAGCGTTATTCCGGGCGACTCATGGACCGTTCCGGGCGGAAAAGCGCCAAGAAGGTCTTTGCCGAACGGGACTTGCAAGCCAAGCGCAGCGCCGACAAGCTCACCGCTTTCTACGCCTGATCCCTCAACATTCACCCTGAACCCAAAACACACGTCCGTGCGTTCCGATCGCATGGGCGTGTGTTTTTATCGTGCGTTTACGAAAGAAAGGACAAATTACTATGATTTACGGCTATATTCGCGTATCTACCGACAAGCAGACCTTGGAAAATCAGCGTCATATCATCCTCAATTACTGTGAAGCGAACGGCCTTCACATAGACGGCTGGATCGAGGAAACCATCTCCGGCACCAAGGCCCCGGACAAACGGAAGCTGGGGCAGCTGCTCCGCCATGTCCAGCCGGGAGACACCATCCTCTGTTCCGAGATTTCCCGCCTTGGCCGCAGCCTGTTTATGGTCATGTCCATCCTCTCCCTCTGCATGAGCAAGCGCGTCAGTGTCCACACCATCAAGGACGGCTTTGACCTCAGTGACGATCTCCAATCCAAGATTCTTGCCTTTGCCTTTGCCCTTGCCGCCGAGATCGAGCGTCAGATGATCTCCCAGCGGACGCGGGAAGCGCTGGACCTCCGCCGCAGTCAGGGCGTCACCCTTGGCCGTCCAAAGGGTGCTTTGGGCAAGCACACCAAACTCTCCGACTATGAATCCACCATCCGCGTTCTGATCGAGCAGGACAATTCCTATGCGGAGCTGGCTCGATTGTTCCATGTGGACCGTTCCACCATGAAACGCTTCTGCGATGCGCGGGACATCAAACGCCCCTTTTCCCGCAGCGCCGCCGGTTTCATTTCCAACGTTGCGGGATAACCCCCTCTATTTCGCCCGGAAACGCCCTCAGACGCGCTCCACCGCTTTCCTATCACTCCGTATACCGCCTGACCCGTCCTCGCGTTCCTGTGCCCCTCCCTGTCCGCCGCCGTTGCCATTTATAGGCTGTTTGGACGCAACAGTTGATGGAAAAAGTTTTCTGCCTGCCGCCGGATTTCACGCTTTTTCGACACGGCGGCTGTGGTACACTGACCGTAGAAAGGAGGAGACGATATGGAGCATCTGGACCCGGAATACCTCTGCCTGTTTCACGCCATTACGGAGACCATTGAAGAACTGGAACGGTTAAAAGCAGGCCTGATGGCCGCACAGCGCAGAGCGGAAGCCCTGTACGTGGAGCGCACGGATTGACCGTGCGTTCCTTTTTTACGTTGCGTCCAATTGGCCGATAGTTTGGAGGTGGTGTAATGGCATACGAGAAAACCGTGTGGGTCAACGGTCAGGCCCCGGCGCTGGACGCCGACCATCTGAATAAAATCGAACAGGGGATTGCGGATGCGGTCAGCGTTACGCCGCAGACGCTCAGTTCCGAACAACAGTCGCAGGTCCGGACGAACATCGGGGCGGAACAAATAGGCTTGAATGCGTTCAAAACCATTTATGTTTCCCCCAGCGGGAACGATAACACCGGTGATGGCAGCCAGAGCAAGCCGTTCCGCCAGGTTCAGAGGGCCATTGATTCTTTGCCAAAAAATCTTGGGGCAAGCGAAATTAAAATCAGTGTCGCCGCTGGTGAATATGCCGGATTTAAAATCGCCGGATTTTACGGTACCGGCACCATGAATCATTTCGCCATTTCCATTGAGGGCGAGTCTCGTGGAACTGCAATTATTGCGGGAGGAATCGAAGTCTCATCGTGTATGTGCTTCGTTCTGATCAGCAAATTCACGATCAAAGGGGCAACTTCCGGTTGTAACGTGGCGGCTTTGCATGTACATGGTATCCAGGTTTATGATGTCGCCTTAGTTGGCACTATGGCCGTCTTTGGGGTGTGGTTTGATTCATGCACATGGGCAAGCATCTACTATTCAGAAGTTTCTGATAAAAGCAAAGCAGGCATCTTCGCAGACGGCACAACGCTATACTGTGGACGTGTAAGCGGAACGAATAATGCGGTTGCGATCAATTCGGGTTCCTCCAGTTCTGGGTTTGGTGGAATTGTTGTTGGCTATAACTGCACGATTGACGGAACAACTAAGTATAAAAAGGACTACGGCGGCATCATTTTCATGGACGGTGCGTTGGTGTGAACACTTGTATTTGTTGTGGAGCAATCATTCCCGAAGGCCGTCAGGTGTGTCCTCAGTGTGAGAGACGGTGGCCGGAGTTCTGAAAAAAAGCCGGAGGGGATTTCCCTCCGGCTTTTCAAAATGTGGGCCACGTTCGTTGACAGATCGGACAGACCTGTAAGCCTTCGGGGATGATGGCTCCGCAGCATACGCAGGTGTTTTCCATAGAGCCACCCCTTTAATCTGCCAACTTGGTGTATTTTACCGTGATACAGGCATCTGTATAACCGGCAAAATCTTCAGCAAATGTGACAATTTGAGCTGTTCCTACCCCTGTCGCGCCAATAAGAATTACGGTATTCCAGTTCGGACCAGACCCTGCGTGGTAAGGCAAGGACATGTTCACGCCTGAGTCGGAAGTGCATTGCCCGGTTACGGATACGATTTTATCAACAACATTGTTCGACTGGAAACTGGACTGCTTTACGGCATTGCCCGGGAGATTCCCCATGTTTATCGTTTTCACATAAACCGGCTTGCCAAGATACCGCTCCGTGGTGCGGTACTCTACGCCTAACTGCATGGGAGGATTGATCCATTCAATTGGGCCGACTTCACCACCAGAAACCTCTCTTACGGCCATCAATGCGCTATTCCGTGCATACAGCAGGGTTCCATACGATAGACTTGCCCCAATATAGACGCCCCCCCAGTTCGTCGATGTGTCTGGAGCAAAACCACTTTCAGTTGGAATCCGATAGAATCCATAGCCAGTTATATCAGAAAAACTATTGGCCGTCCGTCCACTTAACTCTCCCAACCCAAACCCGCCAGGGGCAGAGTTGGCAATGCCCTGCTCGATCTTGTTGAGGTGCTCCGCGTCAATCGGAGGAAATTCTCCATTCTTCCAGACTGTCGGTGTATATGCCATATCAGCCACGCTCCTTCCCGGCCAAACTATCGGCCGTTTTTCCGCAACAAATCTTCTTCATAAAAGTCCTCCTTTTGATCCGGTGCCCTTTTGGGCTGCTTCACTGTTCAGGTGGGCCACCCCGTCACGGTGGCTGTGGGGAAATCCTGGACCGACACGGCGGAAATCTGCATGGGGCCGCTCCATGTCAGGGGCCTTGTGAACCCCTGTACCAGATGCCGCTCCACCGGAGACCCCGCCTTGTCGCTCCGCACAATGGAGATCAGTTCGTTCTCGTTCAGGTGCATGATCTGACTGCACGAAACCGAGACGGACTTTTGCAGTGCCGCGGACCGTTTCAGCTTCCATACAGCCAAGTCCTCGCACTGTCTTTTCGTGGAATATCCCGCCGCCCGGTAGCGCACGGTTTTGCGCCCGATCCGACTTACATTCGTGCTGCTGGCCGGGTCCAGATTCTGTGCCCGCGCCGCCACCTGTGCGCTGTTGTTCACGGCTTCCCCAATCACGATGAAATCGTTGTACACCTCCGTGTTCTTCTCCGTGTACTCCGTCCCCAGCAGCTCCGCCTCGCTTTGGGAGAACTGCCACGCCAGCGGCTTGTCGCTGTCCAGAATGTCATCCTGAGAGGGATCGATCCGCAGTGCGCCGGACGCATCGTACCCGATCCACGCCGCCAGCATTTCCGCAAGGCCAAGGCACACGTCCGCATAGCTTCCGTTTTCGCTGTCCACCCGCAGGGTGTAGGGTGCGTCCGTCAGCTTGAACACAGACCCGTCCGCCAGCTGCTGAGTCTTGCCGTTGTAATATTCCGTAAATACCGGGGGCACGTTGTCCACCAGATCCCCGTTCCCCCGGTCCAGCTTCAGCAGGGCCGCGATGGGGTCAAAGACGTTGGTCCCTACCTTCACCTCGTAGGTGCTTTCCAGATAGCCGAAAAGCGTTCCGTCCAGATCCGACCATTTGTCCACCAGATCGTATTGGGCCGTCCGTTTGGCCGGTTCCAGAGTCTCCACAGGGTCCTTCACCAGAAAGACTCCCTGCTGGATGTAAAAATCCGTGCCGTCGCTGAGCACAAGCCCCTCATCCAGTGCGATCCGGTTCCCGAACCACACCCGGTTGATGTTATAATCGAACGTGCCGTCCAGATTCGCCAGCGTCACCGAGGCCGTCCGCCGCTGGCCGTTGTTCAGATTCACGGACAGGCTCCCGTCCGCGATAAATGCCCCGGCAAAGCGCCCCGTGGGGTTGTTGTCCAGTGCGAAAGCCGTGGAGCCGTCCGGCTGTAAAAACCGCAGGCGGCACAGCTTTGTAAAAGGCCGGCGCAGCATTTTGCGGTAATCGTTCATCCGTTCCGCTTGGGTCATTTCTGCATCGCCTCCCTCTTATGCAAATAAAGCGTCGCTGGATATGAGCAGGATACGCGCCCCGTCTGCGGAGCCGATCTCCACCCAAGGAAGCGTCACCGTCTGCACCTGCTGTCGGCTGCCGTCCATGGTGTTCATGGTAATGGCCCCTCCTGCCCGGATCTGCCACAGGTCTCCCCGCCTGTCTTTCAGAAACAGGGTGTCCTGCGTGGTTGAGAGGGCGTACACGGCGTCCCGCACCTCGTTGGTATCCGTATACTCCCCGTTCGCCAGAACGTGCCCTATGGCCGCTGAGAGCGTCCCGGAACGGTAATCGCTGGGGGAACTCTGTACCGTGGGATACCGGGTGAAGTTGCCCAGCACACCGGGGCTGTTGTTGTTGCTGATCCCGCCGCTGGCCACATTCAGGCTGAACCGGAAGATCGCCGCCGGGTGATAGGCGCCCTCTGCGTCCTTGGTGCATTGCAGAACCGTCCAGTCCCAGAAGATGGGCGTCACCGCGTCGGAGATCATGGCGTTGGTCACAATGATGTCCGCGCCGTCCGCGTTTTTGCCGAGGCCGAACATATAGTAGCGGTATGTCTCCTGAGATACCGCCTTGCAGTCCCAGATGGCCCGCTCCGAAAGGGGCGTCTGCGCCACAGGTTCCAGCGTGGCGTCTCCCTCGTGGTAGCGGTAAATGGCAAAGCCCGTCAGCGTCCCGGCAAAGGTCAGGTTGCCCGCTTGTAAGCCGCCACCGGCGAAATCCGTCTGAAACAGCGTGTTTCCGGAAAATGCTCCCGGTGTCCACCCTTCCAGACTCAGGATCTGAGACAAAATGCTTTCGTCCAGTGTCTCCCCCGTCACCCACAGATAGTCACAGGTCTGAACGCCGCCCAGCGTCAAAGATGTGATGGGTTTCGCCGTCAGGTCTGCCGTACCGGTAAAGACCCGCAGTTCCTCGTGCTCCTGAATGGGGAACAGTTTGACGGACGGGAACAGGGTGGTCAATGGGTAAATGCCGCCCGCCAGCGTGATCTGCCGCAGATAGACGCTCCCGTTTGCGATCGCCACCGTAAACCGGTCTGTCTCCCGCAGCCACGGAAGGGCCTGACTCCAAACTGTACTGCCCCCCACCGTCAGTTTGCCTCCGTTTTTGCCCAGCGAAAGCACTGCCGAGGTCTCCCCCATGCCGATGGTTACAATGGGATTGTCACGGTTTATGTCCACCGTTCCGCTCCACACAAGGCTCCACGGCTGCGGGTAATTCATGGGCTGTCCCGTCACCTCGTTCCATGTAACGCTGCCGCCGCTTCCGATGCTCAGCTTGCCCCCGGAGATCGACGTGCTGCCGGCGGCATTGCCGGGGATGGAGTACAGCCCCGGCCAGCTTACCCGGATGCCGGATTTCCTGCAGTTGGGACACGCCACCACTGCGCCGGAAACCTCCGTGGTATCGTAGGCCACCCGAAAACTCACCCAGCCGGTGTCTGCCTGAACGCCGTTTTCCGTCTGCACCTGACAGCGGACGGCGTAATCCGTGTCAGAAAACAGGCCGTCATATTCCATCCGCAGTTCCGCCGTGCCATAAATGCGCCCGCTGTCATAGAGGATTGCTTCGTTGTTCCCGGCCCGCAGCATCCACCGCACCCAGTTCAGCGTGTCCCCCTGCGCCTGCGTGTAGGCCGCCGTAAAGGCGTACTTCCGCACCGTCAGAGGCGAGGGGATGGCGGCCACGGTCAAAACCGGGGCCGTCCGGGTGAGAAAGACCGATGCGCTCCGCTGTGTCACGCTCTCCGCGTCGGTCGCCCCCCACCACTGCCGGATCAGCAGCTTGTACTGCTGTCCGTTTACCATCCCGGCTCCGCTCAGTGCGCTGGCCGGGATGGTGTAGGTGAATAGCAAGGTGTTCCCCGCATAGTCCGTTCCGTAAAACGGACACCCCGCCGTCAGTTTCCCGGTGGAATATACCTGCGTGGACGCCGCATCGTTTTTGCAGATCGTCAGGGAAAACGCGGTCATAGCGGAGTTGCCGTTCACCTGCCAGCTCACCGCCAGCGGCTTTGTAATGTCAACCGTGCCGTTTCCCAGTTCCCCAAGGGACGATGGATAAATATTCGTTGGTTGGAATAATGCCATGCGCCCGCCTCCCTTAATGTTTGTAGAGACCCAAGTTTCCGGCCCCGTGGTTCAATGCCTGCATGACCTGCGCAACGGTCAGGCGGTTTGCCGCCTCCGCCCCGATTTGAACGCCGTTTACACTGTAACTGTCTCCGTAGTGGTCATAGCTGGTCCGGCTCATTACCGTCTTTCCCGGCATGGTGCCGCCCCGCTCCGCCGCGCCGTACAGCCACCCAAGCTCGCTCATCCGCTTTTGGAAGATGCTGTCCGCGCTGGGTTCCAGCATCTTTTCCGCCAGCAGCGGGGGAATCACGATCTCGTCCTGACTGGTGGCCTTGATGCCGCCCAGCCCACGCAGGATGCCGCCGGAATCGTACTTCTTGTACGGGTCCTTGCCGCCGTACTTATCGTTGATCTTGTTCTGCCGTTCCGATTTCAGTTTGTCGATGGTGGACTGACTGGCTCCGTTCTTCTCCGCGTTCTTGATGGCCAGAGAGTAGTCCACGTTGCTGTCATAGCCCTTGCCGGAAGAACCGGAGGAATTGCTTTTGGAAGAAGAGGAACCGCCGCCGGAGGGCGGCTTAAAGCCCTCATTCATTTCAGCGTCCGTCCAGCCGCCGCCGGGGTTTTTGTTGAAGTCAAAATGGAATCCACCGCCGGAAGAACCGCCTCCAGACGGTCTTGAACTCCCGCCGGACGGGCTTGAACTTCCGCTGGACGGTTTGCCGCCCTTGTCCGGGTCTACCCCGCCGTACATGGCGTTGATCTTGTTCTGCCGCTCCGTCTCTAACTGCTTGATTACGCCTTCCCCGGCTCCGGACTCCTTGGCCTGCTTGATGGCAAGGTTGTAATCCACGTTCTTGTCATAGCCAACGTAGTGCATTTCGTTGCCGTTTGCGTCTACCTTGGTGTAAATTCCCGACAGGTCATCGCGGGCCGCTCCTTTATGGACGTTGGTGGCGGAAACCGCATAGCCAAGTTTGTCATAGGTGATCACATAGCCGTTTTTTTCAACGGTTTTTCCCGCCAGCTTTTCATCCCGGCTCATGTCCGGGCCTTTGTACTTGCCCTGCTCTCCTTTTCCATAAGGCGTTGTGTCCTTGAAGTTCAAGTCGGCTGCACTGCCGTCCGCCAACTGCCAGCCGGACGCACTGCTTCCGTTAAAGCCTTCGTTCATTTCAGCGTCCGTCCAGCCGCCGCCGGGGTTCTTGTTGAAATCAAAATGGAACCCGCCGGTGGTCCCGGTCCCGTTGGTCACGCCGCCCGGTTGGCCGGGGAACTGTCCGCCGTTTATAGCCCCGGCAATGTACTGATTCAGCTTGCCCAGCAGATTGTTGACCTCATCAACCTGCTCCCGCATTTTGGGCGTCCCGTTTCTGGCAATGTCGCTGAGAATATCGCTGATCGTCCGGGTGGGGTTTTGCAGGCTGTCCGTGATCCGCTTCCACTCGGCCTTTAGGGTGTTATAGGTTTCTTCGATCAGGGTTTTCTTGGCTTCCAGTTCGTCAATTTCCCGCTGAAGGGCCAACTCCCGCTCATATTCCGCCAAGTCCTCCTTGGCCTTTTCATAGGCGTCCTGCGCGGACTTCACGGACGAGGCGTTGGCTTCCCACTCCCACTGTCCGGTTGCGGCGTTGAATACCCGCACCGTCCGTTCCTTCTGGGCTTCCAGCAAGGCGTTCTGCTTTTCCAGCACCGCCGCCTTCAGCTGTTCCAGTTTCAGAGCTTCGTCCTCGGCTTGCTTGGCGTCCTTCAGCGCTTCGATCTGCTTGTCAATGGCGTCAACCTGCTTGTCACGGGCATCCGCCGCTTCTTCCAGCTTTTTGTTTACGGCATCTTCCAGTTCGTCCCAAAGATCCTCCTGCAGCTCCTTGATCTGCTTGGTGATCTTCCAGTGCTCCGTGGACAGGGCGTTGATGTCCGCCTGACTGGCCCCGATCCGCCGCATATACTCCGCCTGTGCGTGGAGCGCCGCTTGGATCTGCCGCATCTTGTCGATCTGGTCCGCCGTGCTGTCCCCCCGCTCCTGCATGAGGGAAAGCTCCGACTTCCGCAGGGATACGATGTCCTTCAGCCGTTCCAGCTCCGCGTCCTTAGTGGATTTCCCCGTGGACGATGTAGTGGAGGACGTATCCACTTTGGAGGTGGTATCCACCGTCCCGCTGTCCCGCCCGGTGTCCGTAAACATGGACTTGTAGATCCGGTTCAGAACGATGGCACGGGCTTCGTCATAGGTCTTGGCCTTTCCGGTCTGCAACAGGCCTTTGATGGTCCGCTCTACATCCTGCGTCTTGGCGGCGCCGATCATGCCTACGGAATAGGCGGCCGCCCCGGCCTCCGTTGCCAGCTGCCGCAGCGCTCCGATCTGCTGACTCAGGTCCAGCTTTTTCTCGTTCAGAACGATCATCCGCTTTACCAGATTGTAAATCTGGTCCCCGGTTTTCCCGGCTTGCTTTTGTTCGCGAATCAAGTCGTTTACATAGTATGTAATGCGGTTTGATGCTTCGTCATACGCTTTATTCAGTTTGTCAAGTGCGGCCTTTGCCTCTGTATTCTTATCACCAAGCACATCATGAGCTTGTGCAAACCGGGCAAGTCCCGTGGTAACGGAATCGTATTCTTTCTGAAGGTCTCCAAGGTCTCCCCGGTTCTCCTTCAGCTTTTCAGAAAGTGCCGATGCTTGTGCAATCAGGGATTTCTCATACGTCTCCCCGGTCTGATAGGCTTTTTTCTCCGTTTCCTCAAACTGGACGCCCAGCGCCTCCAATTCCTTCCGGGACTTTTCCGCCGCGCCCGGAATGTACTGGTCCAGGTATGCGGTCAGTTCCGCATAGCTCTTAAAAGTCCGCCCAGTAAGACCCAGCGCCTCCGCGCCGCCCCGGCTCTCGCCCATAGAGGTCAGGTGATATACCGTCTCCCCGGTTCCTACATACCCTCCGGCACTTTTCAGGGTGCGCTTGGCCTGTCTCTCTTCCAGTTTTTTGAGTTTTTCAATCTGCCGTTCCAGTTCGGCGTTTTCCTGTTCCAACGCCGCCTTTTCATTCAGAATTTCCGGAGTTTTTTCGTTCCAGCCAAGCTCATTGATCTCGGTGAGCCGCCGCCGGTTTTCCTCCAACTTTTCTGTGTTGTCGGAAATGTCGGTGTTCAGTTCGTCAAGGCTTTTCCGGTAGTCCTCCGTGGCATTCCACAAAAATTCAAACGCCGCCACCGCCGCGCCGATGGCAAGAATCCACGGGTTCATGGCGATCCCCGCCGCCGACAGCTTTGTAAACGCCGCCGTCGCTCCCTTGGCCGCCGCCTGAATACCGATCAGCCCCAGCGACACCGCTCCGGCAGTCACCGCCGCGTGCCCAAGGTCCGTGTTCAGGGATTCTACCGCGCCGATCAGAACGTCCAGTCCGCCCTTAACGGCGTCGGTGCTCACCATGCTCTGGATGAACTCCGTCCATTCGTTTTTCAGAATGTTGGTTTTGCGGGTCCAGCTGTCCAGTGCGTTTTCAACTTCCTCGTCCGCGCTGCCTACGGCGTTGGCGTAGTCTTTCAGCATGGACTGGTACATATCCCAGTTCTGGATCAGGGCCAGCAGTTGAGAAGTCCGCAGCTTGCCGCCGATGTCGCTGACCATCTCCATCAGCTTTTGTTCGGTCAGCAGCCCGTCCTTCATGCTCTGGGCAAGGCCCCCGATGGCTTCCATGGGGTCAATGACCTCGCCGGTGGCCTTGGCCGCTTCATACGCAGCCGGGGCGTACTCCCGAATCACGTCCCTTAACCCGGCGATCTCCCCGGTGGTCCACGTCACGCCTTCGTCGATCTCGGTTTTCGTGTCCCCCACGATGTTCAGCACCAGTGCCCGGAACGCACGGGCCGCTTCGCTGCCGCTCCGCTGGGTCACGGCGGTGATCGTACCGATTGCCGCCGTCAGTTCATCGATCCCCACATGGGCCTGTGCCGCCACGGGAGCCACGGTCCCCAAGCCTTCCGCCAGTTTTTCAATGCTGGTGGCGTACTTGTTGTCGATTTCGTTGGCACCGTCCAGCACCTTGGTCAATGCGTCAATGTTTCCCTTGTACTGATACGCCGCGTCCACGGACAGCAGGAATTGCTGTGCCGTTTCCGCGTTGGTGTCGCCCACCAGCTTTGTCTTGGTGTCCAGCTCCGCCAGCGCATCCGCCTGTTCGCCGTAACCGGCACGGGCAAACGCCGCCACGGAGTTGAGGTATTCGTCCGCCGCCTCGCCGTAGGCCGATGCCGTCTCATAGGCCCTGTCCCGCAGATTTTCCATCTGCTCCGCTGTAAAGCCGGTTACCTTGCGGACTGTCACCATTTCATCGTCCACCGCTTTCATGGTGGAAATGGCGTACCGGAAAGCCCCGATGGTCTTGGAGACGATGGTGCCCATCACCTGCCATTGGAGCATTTTCAGGTAGACGTTGGTAAAGCTGTCCCCTAACAGCCCGTTTTTCTCGGTAGATTCTGCTACGCCCTCATTCAAGCGGTGGACTTCTCCGGTCGCCTGGTCAATGGCGATTTTGAAGTTTTGGGCAGTCCCGTCCGCGTTCTTGACGCTCGCCTGGAACGTCTGGAACGTTCCAGCGGAACTTTGCACGATGCCCGTGGCCTTTACCTGCGCGTTTTGCAGCCCGTCCAGCGTCTTAATGTATTCCTTGGCGCTTTCAGCGTTTCCGCTAAACAGCCCTTGGCTCTGCCCGTACTTGGCTTGAATATTGCTCCACGCCCGCTCAAACGCACCGGCACTGCCCGCAGCGCTCTTGGCGGCATTCCCGATGCCCACCATGCCCTCGATCTGCCGCTGCATGGCGGTAGGGTTGTATGGGGTGTTCTGCGCCGCTCTGGATTGCTGCTGTAAATAGGCGTTGGCCTGTCGGGTGGCTTTCAGTCCTGCGGCAGCGGCCTTCTCCGCAGCTTGGGCCTGCTGGCGGTAGTTTTCCGTCACAGTCTGCTGGGTCGGAATCAGTTCCCCGGTCTTTTTGTTCAGCGTCATCACCACACGGGTGGTTTCCCCCAACCGTTCGGAAAAATCGAACACTTGCCGGGATGCCTGCCCGTTTGCGTCAAAGGTGGTGGAAACCTTCTGCAAATTCTGCGCCAGCTTCCCGGCGGCATTGGCCGCGCCGTTCAAGCCCTGCGCCGTGCCGTTCAGATTCACCTTTGTGGAGGAAACCGACGCTACCTCCTGCTTCAGCTTTGCGATCTCCGCCCGGACCTCTGTAAAATCGGGTACGCCCTTAAAGATAATTTTTGCCATGCTTCACCGCCCTGCCTTTACTTCAATATCCTTCGTCACCCTCCCGGCCCGTGTAGCCGTTGGCTTCGATCTGTAATTCTGCGTCCTGTTGGTTCATGGCCCGTACCAGCGTTTCCTCTGCCCGTCCGCCTTCTACCAATTCCGTGACAAAATTTTCAAAAAACGGTCTGGCCGGGGGTCTCCGGGTCCAATCATAGGGTGGGTCCAGATGCTCAATGCGCCCGATCAGTGCGTCTCCGTTCAGCGGGTTTTCCACCTGTTCGCTCTCGCCGCTGGGCTGGTAGTCCATGGCAACGCTGTCCTCTGTCACCGCGAACTCCGTGTTGCCGTCTATGTCTGCCAAGCCGCCGTATTCTCCCCGCCGGATATATTCCTTTGGGTCGAATTTTTCGTATACGTCGCCCTGCACGTGCTCAAAAAGGCATTGGGACAAATCCTCCCGCAGCGTGGGCATGGCCCCCGTCAGCGCCGCCTTGAACCGCTGTTCCAGCGCCGCCATGTCCTCGTCCAGCCCTGTGATCCTGACAGATGCGCTCCCACTCATATCCCCGCTCCTTTCCATCATTTTCGTGACCTCACGAAAATGGTCCCAAGCATACGCCAAAGCATGAGTCTCTCATGCCCTCCCGTCCGCCGGGGATCAAAAAGCGGAGCCGACCGCCGGGTTTCCCCGGCAGTCAGCCCCGCTCGGCTCATCCTATCCAACGCTTAGGATAAGGCGTTTTTGTGTGTTCCTTATTCGGCGGTGACTTCCAGAACCGCCTGCGTGGTGTACTTGGCCGCTCCCTCGGCGGGATACTGGATGGTAATGCTCCCGGTGCCCTCCGTGCTCCCGGCGGTTACAATGCCGTCGGCGGAAACGGTGGTCCCGGTAGCAGTCCCGGCGGTCACGGTGTACTTCAGCAGGCTTGCGGGAGAGGGCGTCACCAGTTCGCCGTTCTTCATAAGCATTTTGGCGTTCACAGGCGCCGTGCCACTGGCGGCCACGCTCACCACACCGCCGATCACGGCCAGCCCCGCCACTTCGTCGCTTTCCTCGTCGGGAACCAGCACCATGTAGGCCACGGTGCCCATGCCGCCGCAGGCGTCGCACTCAGCGGATACCACCTCCGCGTCCTCGTTGATGGCGCGCCCGGTGATGGTGGTGGTGTCGTAGTTGGTCTGGTCGCCGGTGGTGTTGGCCCCTTCGGGGTTCAGATACAGGCGGGGCACGATCAAATAGCCCCAGCCCCAACGGGTTCCCTTATTCTTGCCGGACACGTTCTGATACACGGCGATCTGCGCGGTAAAGTGGACGATGCGGCCATTGAAGGCGCCGTTCACAATGCCCACCTGGGCCGCAGGCTTCTTGGCGAAGTACCACACCTTGTAGCTCTTGCCGTTCTCAGCGGTGAAGCCGGTAATGGCGCCGGTGGCAGGGTCGATGGGATAGGGAACGCCGCCCACAGCGTAGGAGGACGCGGCCCCCACCTCCTGCACGTAGCAGAAGATGTTGGAATAGCCGTACTGGGCCACAGGCACCAGCTTGCTCACGTCGGCCTTCAAGGAAGTACCCGTGGCCTCCACCGTCTGGCAGACGGGGGAAACGGCGTTGTAGTTCACGGTGCCGCCCACAGCCATCATCTTGCTCATCAGGTCGAAGTCCGCGCGGGTGAAGTTCACCTGCGTGTCGCTGTCGCTGGCAATGATGGTGGCAATGCCGTTGCCAAGGCCCGCCCGCAGGGGGTCGGTGTTGGCGGAGAACTGAATGTTGCCGGTGGAAAACTTGTCGCTCTGGCTCAGAATCTCCCCGGTGGAGGGGTCCTGAAGCTGTGCGGAGCAAATGCCCTTGGCGTACAGTCTCTTGTCGGTAAAAGTGATCATGTCTGTTCACACTCCTTTTAATGTTCCGTATTGTTGGTAAATTGACTCAGCGGGGTCATGGCCCCCGCGTCCTCCCGCTCCCGGTCATAGAAAAGGTGGGGTACAGGGTTTCCGCCCTTCCACTTCACGCCGTTGCCCTCCGAAATGCCGCAGATCAGATAATCCGCCGCCCGCTGGATGGCTTCCTGACGCCGTTTCAGCTTCAGCAGGGGCCATTCGTCCATCTCTGTTTCCTCACAGCCTGTAAACAGGGCGATGGAGGAAAGCAGACCGGCCGGGTCCCGGCGCAGCTTTGGCCCGTTTCTCCGGGCCAGCTCCGCCTCCGCTTCCAACAGGTCCGGGTTGGCGTCCTCATCCGTCAGCTCAATGCCGTTCTGATAGGCCAGAATAGCCCTGAGCCGCTGGAATTGTACCGGGGTAATGGTGATTTCTTCCTCACCGTTCCATGTAAAGCATATACCCTTTAAATCCATTGTGTTTTCAGGCGAAAGTTTCACATGAAACAGGCGGATGCGGTCCGAAAGGCTCCGGCCCTCCCCCAGCCGCAGCGCCAGCGCCAAAAACGCCAGCGCCCGGTTAAAAAGGCCCACCGGTTCCTCCCCCCGCTCCATGCTTTCCAGATCCATGACCCAATAGGCTGTCAGCAGAGGCATGACCGCATAGCGCACAGGGAGCGCCTGCTGGATCACGTCAATGGCGGGCCTCGCCCGCTCAAAGTCCTCCTGCTCACATACCCGGATGGGCCATAGGGTCAGTCCGGCGGTTTCTACGGGTTCGTAACGGTCCGCCGCCCGCTTGATATTCCGTGAGAGTTCCATCTTTTAATTCATCCTCTCCAATATCTGAAATCAAATGGCAATGCCTGCGGTGGCAAACAGCGCCGCAATACAGGCCCCGGCGATCAGCCAGATCACTTTGTCCACGAGGCTGTCCCACCGTTTGGCGGACTTTCCTTCCATCTCCGTCATCTTTTCATCGATCCGGCTCACCTTTGTCCCCATTTCTTCCTGCTTGGTCGCCATTACCTCTACGCTGGCAGTCAGCTTGATCAGCGCCTGCTGATCCCGCTCCACTTCCTCCATGCGGTGTTTCAGGGACTTGATCTCGTGCTCATGCCCCTCTATCTTTACGGCTGCTTCTTCCATGGTCATGGTGGCTGTCCTCCCGTTGTGAATTTAGTAGTCCTCAATGGTATCCCCCATGGCGGCTTCGCTTTCCGCCCAATGTATGCTCATTTTCAGTTCCCGGCCAACCACCGTGCCCGTCTGGTCATATACTGGGCGGCTTCCGTTGTCCGCGTGTGCGGTACGGGAAAAATCGCACACGCCGATCCCCGCCAGATTCACCCCATTCAGCGCTTCGAGGATGCACTGCTCCATATCGTAGGAGCGGGCGTATGCCTCCGTTTTGGTGGTGGTCTCCTGATTCACGTTGCAGGAGATCACAAACGTGATGCCGATCCGCGCATCAAAGGGCGTCTGTGCAAAAATGCGGCCCAAATAACATTTGATCGTGCTTTTCGCCTCCGTCTGGGCTTCTCCCCAGAACTTCTGAGCGTAAAGGCGATACCCTTTCGGGTGCTTGCGCCGCTGGGCATCCGTGTCTACCACCGGCTCGTTTCCGTCAAAAAGAAGGCTCTGCTTTTCCTTGGCCGTGGGCAGCCGCTCTCCCAGCGGCTTGGCCCCGTCATGCCATAGATATTTCATCAGCCGGACACGGGGGCGGGTGTTGTCATCCACCGGCTCGTAGCCGTCCGGCAGCGGCAGGTCCATCAGATAGGTCAACAGCTTGTGGGGGATCTCCTCCGCCCCACGGAAGGTCAGAAACGATGGCATCACCCGCTCATAGGGATAGGTGGGGCTGTGGAAGGCCGGGTTCATTGTGCGCCGTCCTTCCGCTGCTGAAAGGCCGCGTCAAAGGCGCTCCGGGCCTCTTTCAGATCGTCCAGCGTCTTTTGCACCGCCTCCGGCGTCATGCTCTGCGCCGCAAGGTCCTGAAACCGGCTCACGGGATCGTTCATGGCTTGCAGCATCCCGTAAATCTCCGTTTTCAGCATCTTTTCCAGATCCCGGTAGTCCGCCAGCAAGTCAAAGGCTTTGTCCCGCAGCTCCGGCCCTTTCCCCTTCATGCGGTCGATCTGATTAAAAATGTGCCCTCCGGCCCAGCGGTCATAGTCATCGGCGGACATGAGGTAGGTTTCCCCCTCCACCGGTTCAAAGTCCTCTCCCAGATACAGCTTTACAAAGCCGCCCATGAGATATCGGCTCCGCCGCTCCACGTTTTCCCGGTAATAGGGCAAAACCTCTCCCTGTTCAAGCCGCACCTCCATCCGGTCAAAGCACCGTCCAGCGCACTCCGCAGCAAACGCCGCCTTTTCCATCAGGGGTACATAGTCTCTGGCTGCCAGCAGCCCTTCCTCCGTCAACTTTTTCCATTCCATATACGTCATTCCTTTCAGATTTTTTGGAATTTCTCACGGTCAATCCCCCGCAGGGGGCACAAGGCCGCCTGCGGCGTGTTTTCCCACTGCCCGGTCACGCCGCACAAATGCTGGTGTCCGCAGATGGGGAATTTCTGTCCCGGCTGCATCTCGCACAGCAGGCTCACCGTTCCGGGCCGCTTGTAGGCGTATGGGCACTTATCTGCCATCAGAACCCCTCCAATTCAATCTCCGCGCTCACGCTCTCGCCCTCGCATTTGGCTGTTACCGTCAGCGGTTTCGGGCTGTAACCCCAGCACCGTACTGTCAACTGGTTTCCATTGACACTTACGCTATAAGAACCCTCTGCGGCTCCCTCATAGGTCCACTCCACCGCTGCGTCCTGTCGAACGCCGCCAATAAACAGCGCCGCCTCCAAGGTCTCCACATCGTAGGGGGCCATGTACTTGGGAACCTCATTCAAAAACCGTACCGCCGGTGTTTTTGCCGCCGATGCCTCCACCGTCACTGTAAACTCACCGGCACAGTCCAGGTTCTGTTCCAGTGTCGCCTTGATCTGGCAGGTGCCCTCGCCTACCGCCGTTACCACGCCTTTGCCGTCCACCGTGGCTACATTGGGATCGCTGGACGTCCATACATAGCCGATGGGGTGTGCCTCTGTGGTCTCCACCTCGGCCCCATTCCGCCGGGAGGCTACGGTAAATTGGGCCGAGTCTCCCGCCGTCATGCGAGGCGCCCCGGTGACAAATACCGCCCAGGAGAAGTTCTTTCCCCCTGCTACCTTCGCTTCCATATCGTCGATCTCGTAGTTCGGCTCCTGCATCCGGGCGTTGAAATACAGCAGGTGTGTACTCTCATCGTCCCCGGTAAACTCCTGCGTCACGTCGGAGTAGCCCGTGATCTGATAGGCCCGCCGCCCTAAGATCAGGCGGCTGTTCTGGTCCAACTGCTCCGTGTTTTCGTTCCGCTGACAGATGATGTTGAAATAGCCCTGCATGATGAGGGTCATTTCCTGAAAGTCATTGGATGTGGCCTGCGCCAAGGACTTTTCCACAAGGATCGGTTCTTCTCGGATGTTGCCGTACCAGTCCAGAAACCGCCACACGGCGTTGCACCGCCGCATGATGCCGTTCCCCGTGGCGCTGGACAGGTTGGAGGGATTTGTCACCAGCCAGTAGGAACCCATGGTCTCCACCTTGGCTCCCTCCGGGATGTAGTCCACCCCGGCGTCCGCCACCAGAAACGCCTTCTGGTCATCGGTCTTTCGGGTAAGGCTGACGCCCTGCTTGGTGGTGTCGGAGAACCGGATGCGCTTCGTGCTCCACCGGTAGAAGTCTCCGGGAACCAAGCCCTGCATCCTGGCCGTCACAAAGTCCGTGGCGTAAGGAGCCATTTCTTCCACAAACAGCGCCGTGGCATCCGCGAAATACTGCCGCTGCCGATCCCGGTATTGAGTCGGAGCGTTGGTCGCTCTGCCGCTGCCTCCGCTCAAAAGGCTGATGTTTTTCATGCTCCGCTTAACATCTGCCATGTGCCCCCTCCTTTCAGATCAACTCTATCCGCCGCGTAGATCGGCGGAACGCCGTGGCGTATGCACAGTCCTGCTCATACTTCCGCAATTCCTCGTTCAAAAGCCCCCGGTTTTGCAGTTTCTTCTTGTTGCCCTTTTCCATGTACTGTGACTCGTTAGGCGGGTTAAAACTCCGGTCATGATCTTTGGGCGCGTCGCTGAGCCAGTTGCGGAAAAACCGCTCGTCCCATACGGAGGCTACGCACAATCCCAACAGCCGTTTCTGCTCCGCCGTCAGGTCATGGGCAAAGGCCCCGTCGGTGTAAAAGTCCATTTCGTACTGCAATCCCGCATCCATCTGGGGAGGAAAAGTCACGGTCCCGGTCTCCGGGTCATACACCGCCTCTCCATACGGTACTAAGAGTACGGACCCGTCCGGCTGCTCCACCCGCTGTGCGCAGGAGAATAATTCGTAGCCGGTCATCCCCGTCTCTACCTTGGTCTCCGCCGTCAGGCTTTCCTCCGTGGAGACCCATGCGCTGTCCCCGTAGGCGGGTTCCGTCAGCCCCTCCTTTAGGTAATCCACCATCTCAGGGGGACGGTTGAATACCGGGATCGCGTTTTTCATGTACAGGCTCATCCGCCGGAGGAACCGCGCAGGGCTTTCCGCCGCCTGATCTGTCAGCCGCACGTCATCAATAAAAACCTTGGCATGGTCGGAAATGATCTCGCTCCAACTCGTTCCCATAGCCGTCCCTCCTTTTTGGACTGTTTTCTATGTTTTCCGTCCCGCCCTGTTTTTTCGGAACGGTCATGTTCTGTTTTAATATTGCCCCATGCCGCCGCATTTCCAGTGGCATGGGGCTTTTCGCCTGGTTTCTCTCAGCCGGTCCAGTCGGCCTTGGTCTCCCGCACGTCGATGTGCGTAAAGCCCTTTTGGGCATAAATGCCTACGCCGCCCCAGTCCGGCATCAGCTGTCGGGCGTAGGCCGCCACCTGCGCCGGGGTCTTGCCCCGTACCACAATGTCGGCTGCGGTGCCGTAACAGTGCTGGCTGTCCGTCACGCCGCCCACCTTGGCGTTGTACTGAGGTGTCCTGTATCCGCTGTTGATTACCACAGCGGAACCGAAATGTGTGCGGATAGATTCCAGCACCATCACAAGGCGGGGCGCCACCAGAATGGCATCGCTGCCATCTCCGCAGGCGAACTCCTTGACTTTGAAGTGGGCGGAAAGACGCTTGTCCCCGTCCTTGGCCTTGGAGTGTCCGTTGATCTCTACCATGGGTTTTCCTCCTTCCGGTTCCGGGTCGATGTTCCAAAAGCAGATGTAGTTCTGCACTCGGCGGCTGGAATAGATGTACTGATTCCCCGCCTGTGACAGCTGGGTGGACCCGCCGCCGTCCAGCATCAGCGCGTAGTCGATGCCGGGAATGGCCCCCAGCGTGGCTTGCAGTTGGGCGGGAGTCTGGTTTCGCACTCCCTCCTTCATGGCGTAGACCCAAATGCTGCCGTCCTTCAGTCCGTAGATGGCGGTCCGTCCGGCGGCCCGCTTCACGTCCGGCGTCATATCCGGCAGTGCCAGCTTCTTCCCATCGTTGATCAGAAACACGCAGGAAATGAAGTTGTCATACTTCGCCATGTCCCCGGAGACAGCCACCGTTAAGCGGCTGTCCCCGTTGTTCCATGCAAGACCCCGGTAGGCGTAGCGATCATTGGAAAGCACTTTCCCATTCGCCTTCACGTCGCAGGTCGGCACCCACTTGGCGGCATTGAAAAGGGTCCCGTTGATCACCACGTCCGCTCCCGTCAGCTTCCGGACCTGAGATGCCGTTTTCTTGCTGTTCTTCGGCGTTACAAATACCCGGATCTTCCCCGGTGTCACCCGCACATTCATTTTCTCAGGTTCTTGCGGCTGTAGCAGCAGCCCCGGCTGTCATAGCTCAGCTCCCAGTGACCCACGGTGATGGTGGTGTCGGCACGGCTCTCATCCCGATCCATCACGGGGATGGCAATGCCGTAGATTCCGCCGCCCAGTGCCTTGTTGGAAAAGCGAATGGGCTTGCCGTCGCTGGCGATCTTGTAGATGCCGTCCTTCCCGTCATCCTCAGCCGGGATGAAGCCTTCTTTCATCTCCTGCTCCGTCCAACCGGCCACGCCGCCGTCGGGATTCAGGTGGAAGGTGGCGCCAGCCGCCTTCAGCTCGGAGTTGATTTCCTCGATGCTCTTGCCGGTGGCCTTGCCCTCGTTGATGATCTCAGCATATTTCTTTTCCATGATTTGTTCTCCTTTCAAATCAAAAAATGGTTGTTGATTCTATCTATGTCCCCCTCGTCCTCATCCCTCCCACGGAGGGGGTTTCAGGGGCGGGGGCCGCAGCCCCTTCCCCCCTCCAAAGGAGGGGTTTCCAAAGGGGAGGAATCGCAATTCCGCCCCTTTGTGCCGTTTCAAGGGGGTGCGGGGGGAAATCGGAATCCCCCCGCGTTTCTCTTTAGGGGGCCGGGGGGACATTCTCTTTTCAAAAGAGAATATCCCCTTGGCTTCCGCTGGGAACCCCAGCCCTTTGCGGAAGCAATTTTAATTACTCATCTGCTTTGCGATCTGGTTCACGCCGGTGCTGGCCAGACCGCTCACAATGCCCACTGCCACGGCGGTGAGATAGTCCGTTGCGGGAAAGTCTGCCATAATCAGCATTCCCACCACGCCCAGAACGCCGCCGGATACGCCCACAATAATGGGAATCCACTTGTTCTCAATGGCGGTGGCCTTCACAGCCATGCCGATCAGGTAGCAGATCACTGTAATGACCGCCACGCTGGCAATGCCAAATCCAGAAATATCCATGTCTAATTCCTCCTTTTATTCTTAGTCCTCTTCCGCTGCCTCCGCGCTGTTCAGCGCGTCCAGCACCGGGCGGAACATTCCCTTCCGCCGGGGGTCCTCCTTGGGTTCTTCGGCATACCGGGCCTTGTTCTTCGCGTTCAGCTTCTTCAGCAGCTCCCGGCTGTCAGCGCTGACCTCGCCCCGCTCCCATGCGTCATAGTAAGCCTTGGCCACCATCTCCTGATGCTCCGTGCAGAGATCATCGAAGATGCCCAGCAGCTTGTCCCCCATGGTCACGGCGCAGCGGAACGCCGTCTCGTCCAGCACCTCACCCTTGCGGTACGCACAGTGATACACCGTCCGCTCGTCATCCGTCATGCCGGAAAGCACCACCAGCCAGCGCCGCTCAATGAGCCGTCTTGCCGTCTCATCATAGAACCGGCTCCACTCGCTCTTGGGCACCATCACGGTTCCGTTCTTCCCGGTCACGGTGCCGTACATCCCGTTGGGGCCGAATACAGCCAGATTGTCGTCCGCCACCGGGGCGCACCAGCGGAGTGTCACTTTTTCCGTGTCCGCCATCACCTGCACCACTTGGGGTTTGACCTCCGCCATAGCCTTTGCAACGGCCTCCGCCGCCGCCTGTTTGGCGATCTCCGCTACCTCATCGGCTGTATAGAGCTTTTCGGGTTCCTTCTCCGCCGCAGGCGCTTTCTGCTCTGCCACGGGCGCAGCCTTTGTCTGTTCCCGCAAGGGCTGGTCGGCTGCTTCCAGCTTCTGGGCTTCGATCCCCGCCGCCACATCTGCGGCCGTCCGTTTCTCTTTTGCCATCCTTGTCCGCTCCTTTCAGATAAAAGATGCTGTGTTTTTCCTTTGCGCTCCGCCCTCATGCGGACTTCGCGCCATATCTGCGGGAGAGAGGGCTTCCTCCCTCCCGCTTGGGGTGCTTACGCGTTGATAACGGCCATTCTGCTGGCGAGGACCGGCACACAGTCAATGGACATGGAGACAACCACATCCAAACTCATGTCTGCAGCGGTATCGGGACTGATCTCCAACTGAATGGGCGTGCCTTCCTCCATGCCGATGTAGACGGGCTTGTAGCCGCCCGCGGGCACCAGCCAGATCTTGTCGGCGGGCACAATATCCACAACGGTGGTATTGGTCGTCCCGGGGACAATGGCGGTGTCGATGGGCATCAGGTTCATGCCCATGTACTCGCCAAGGAACCCATAGCGCGTCCAGTCCAGCCCCAGCATGGTGGACAGTGCGGCATCCAGATTCACGGTGGAGGCGTTCACCACACCGCTGGGCAGGGCCTTGGTCAGGGCGGAGGGACGGCCAATGGCCATCACATTCCGGTAGCGGGTCCCGTTCACAACGCTCACCCGCTCACCGGCAGTGACCCAGTTGGCGGAGGTGTTGGTGAAAGTCATGTTGGCGGGCACATAGGCGGTGTTGGCGGTCATCTTGGTCAGGGTGTTTACCCACAGAGCAGTGATCTTGGAGTACATACCGGCTGCCAGAGCGTTGAAGAACCGCCCCATGTCGGCGTCGTTGCCCACCAGCTGATACCACTTCACGCTCACCCGTGCGGTGCGCAGACGGGGGTTCAGGGTCACGCTCTTGTTGAAAAGGGTGTTGGCGGGCTTGGAGCGGGAGGCGCCCCAGCTGTCATCCTCAAAGAGGAAGATGTCATTGGACATGATGTCCAGCTCCTTGGTCTGGCCGATGGGCACGGTGGTCATTTCAGCCAGCCAGCCCAGCCCGGAACTCATGACGGTGGGCAGCATGGGGGTCACGATCTCGGTGACGATACCGGCCAGAGTCTTGAGGTACAGGCTGTCGCTCATGAACTTGCGCTGGTTGCGGCGGAACTCGTCCAGATCAGCGGGGGGAATCTCCCCGCTCAGGGCGCACACCCGCTTGGCGCAGAAAAGCAGCAGGTTCTTCTGAAGGTTGCGGTTGGTCATGCTGTAGCTGTTCTGCCCCTCGCCGTCCGCCAGCATGGCGGTGAAATCGTCGGGCTGCTTGGTCATGACTCGCAGGGCGCGCTCATCCCGGCCCAGACGCTCACGCATCAGCAGACGGCCGCAGGTCACGATGTCGGCCCGCTCACGTTCCGCGTTGCTGAACTCCTTGGCAGCGCTGTCATACACAGCGGGATTGATGCTGTTCAGTTTGATTGCCATTGTTGTCACTCTCCTCTCGTTTCTCAGCCCGCTGCCGCGTCAACCTTGCAGGCCAGCACGTCCACGAACTCAAATGCGCTCTGTGCGCCCTCGGTAAAGGTGCCGCCGGTGGGCAGAACCTTGAAGTACGGAGTCCCCACGTCGGTGGGAGCAGCGCTGGCGGGCACCAGCAGGCCGTTGGCAATGGTCAGGAACTTGTTGGCCCCCAGAACAGTGGACAGATTGCCGATGCCGAACCGGTAAATCTTGTTCCCGTCGAACACGATCTTGGTGAAAGTGACGGGATAGCCCTTGGGAGCGGGCAGGCCCAGCGTGTTGGCGCCCACCTTGTAGAGGTTGCCGGTGGCGGGGTCCTGAACCATGTTCACGTCATAGGGGTTGCAGGCGAAAATGCCGTCGCCCTCGCTCTTCACGGCAGCTCCGGTGGCCGTCATGTTCCAACTGTTGCTGTTCTTGATGGTCACGGTGGATCCAGTGGGGCCAACGCCCACATAGCCCTCGCAGTCCATCAGCTCGTCCTTTACGCACAGGAAACCGGCGGAGCACAGCTCATCTTGCTTCTCGCCGTTCTGGAACTTGCCGGTGATGTTCAGCGTCTCGTCGAACACCCGGTTTGTCACTCTGGGCCAAAACGCGGTCTTTTCAATGTATGCCATTGTGATTCACTCTCCTCTCGTATCTCAGCCGTTCATGCGGGCAAGCATTTCCTCAATGCTGCCGCCCTCACCGCTGTTGGTCTTGGGGTTGTTCCATGCGAAGGAATGCTGCTTGGCGGCCATTTCCTTCTTGCGCTTTTCGGTCTGTGCCTTACCGTGTGCGGCCATCAGGTCCAGCACGGCGCGGTCCGCGCCGCAGAACTTCCCGTCAGTCTCCATGGCGGCGAACTCCTCTGCCCGGTCACACAGGCCCTTGGCAGTCTCGGTCATGTCGGCGTCGCCTTCCACGGCGCAGACCCGGATGTCCTCCAAGGCGCCGTTCACGGCCTCCTTCACGGCCTCCACCCGGCGCTCATGCTCAGCGGCCTCCATGGTGCGGATCTTTTCCTCCGCCTTGTCCAGACGTGCCTGCAGTTCCTTCACGTCCTCCGCCTGCTGCCCCTTTGCGGCGCAGGCATAGTCCACGATGTCGCTCACCTCTACCGTGGCTTCCGCCCCCTCACCAAAGGGGAAGGCTGCTGTGAGATAAGCGGGCTTGATGCGGCTCTCCACCACGGCGCCGTTATCCTCCGCGTTAAAGGCGTAGGTATAAGCGCTGCCGGCAGAGTCCACGAGGCCAACGTGCATCCCGTCCTCGCTCAGAGCGACCACGCGGTAGCCCTTGAACTTTTCGGTCATGGCCTCCATTGCCTTCTTGCTCATGATGTTCACTCCTTTTCTCTTGTTCGTTTTGCTGCTTCCCTTTCCGGGGTCCAGAGACGCCGCCCGCAGTTTTAATGTCTTAAACTCTTCCTGCATGGCACTCAGCGCCTTGATCCGCGCCCCCGGAATTGCCGGCGGCACATCGTCTCCCAGCACGGTTACGCCAAGACCTGCCCAATCTGTAATGATCTCGTTCTCGCCGTCCATGTGGGATTTTTTCGTATCGGTCTCAGCGGAAACATCCATGCGCCCTGTCCGCACGATTTTTTCCACCAATTCCGGTGCGTAAAACTGGAATAACCGGCCCTTTGCCCTGATCCACTCGTTCCCGTCCTCTTCCACAATGGAAAAATCCTTGGGATCGTCGGATAGGGTCCCTACGATGCGCTCCGCCGTTCCGTCCATGAACGTGTAGCTTTTTTCGCCGGTGTGGGGGTCCCGCACTACTCTCATGTTGTGTCCGTCCCCCACCTTGCGGCCCACATAGGCACACAGGATGGGCTGACCCACAAACGTCAGGTAGTGCTCCCGCATATTGCGGAAATCCCAATGATTCCTATTCAGCCCGGAGCGCATGACCCACAGCTCCACGCCGAACTCGTTTTCACTGAGCCGCTGCATGACCCGCAGCTCGCCGGACATTTTTACGTGCTCCGGCGGGGTTCCTCTCGTCCGAAACGGCATGGTCACGCCTCCTCTTCGTCAAACAGCTTTTCCACCCAGTTGTCATAGCTGGTGGCGCTGCCGTCGGTCTTGTCATACATCTGCCATGCGTAGAGCATGGTCTCGTAGCTTTTGCTGTTCTCCATCTGAAGGTTTTCAAATTCCCTTGCCAGAGGATACAGCCCAACTTTTTCGCTGGTGCCCACGCAGTCCCGCAAGGCGTCCTCAATGTCCTCCAACAGCCGGATCACCGCTCCGAAAACGCCGTCCATGTCCTCCGGCCGCTCCCGGTATTCCTGGGTCTCCGGGTATTCCTGCATCAGGTGCCGCTGGTGGAGAATGTCTCCGATCACGTCAAACCGCTTGGGCTGTTCGTGTGCCAGACGGTGAATGGCGTCCGCCGTGTGTACCAGTCCAAACTCCACCAGAACCCACTCTTTCAGCGTGTCCAGACCACGTGCGGCGTTCTGGTATGCCGCCGTAGCCCGCCTCGCCGCGTCCCGCAGCGGGGAAAAGCGGGGATCCTCGTGATTGTAAATTTTCCGCAGCTTTGCCATGTGGTTTCCTCCTCTCGTGTTGAAAAAAAGCGCTGCCCACGCCGGTCATTCCGGCGTCAGCAACGCTTTGCTCCTCCCGCTCACCGCTTAGAGCGGGGTGCTCTGTTCACTTTTTCTTCGGCTATCCGCCGTAGGTGTCAATGTCCGCTTCCTGCCCCTCGCTGGTCACGGTGCCGTCCCCCTTTGGTCTCCCGCCGGGGTTCAGATCGTGGGCCGCCTGGGGCGGCAGTCCGCTTTCGGACTGCTTGGCATTGTAGCTGGTCACAAGGGGCAGCCGCTTATCCATGATGCCGCTTGCCTTGATGGCGTTGGAAATGCTCAGATCGTCCAGCAGGGAAAGATCGTTCATCGCCATGTAGATGATGGTCTGGGGCAGGATGCCGAGGGTCATGCCCTGCTTGGCCTCCTCCATCCGTTTTTCCTCTGTGGAGATAGTGCCAAAGAGCGAGAATTTCCATGAATATCTTAGGTTCAGCCGGTCCATAATGGCGGTCATCATCCGTTCGTAGCCCCGGTATACGCACTCCGCAAACTTCCCTTCGATTTGCAGGGAGATTTGTGCAATGCCTGCCTTGGGGTCCTCCGTGGTGGGTACGATGGCGGACAGCCCCGCCTTGTTCATGGCGTAGCTGTACCCGGCTGCGGAAATCTTGGTGGCGCTGGGTGCTTCTGCCAGTTGGTGCATTTTGATGTTTTCCACAGGGGCCGTGAACCAGCCGATCCCGCTGGTGTTGCTCTCTGACAGCATCTGATACCACAGGTACTCAAACAGCCGCCGTCCCGCGTCTGAAAGCCGGTAATCGTCCTCTGTGCTTGTAATTTCGGACTTATCCTTGTAGGGGATCTCGCCGGTAAACAGGGCGATCAGGGGGTTCTGCACCAGTTCCAGCTGGATCTGCTCGTACTGCGCCATCTGCACCAGAGAGAGATACAGACCCGCCAGCGGGGAAATGGCGTTCCGGGATACATCGTCTGCCTCAAAGGTAAAAATCTTGTCCACCGGCAGCGTCACCCAGTAGAACCACCGCCCGTTCTGGGAGTATACCTCCGGGTCTCCCGCCAAGCGGCCGCCGGTCTGTTTCCTCCGCTGTTCCAGCACGTTCAGGTCCACCCGGTCCCGCGCCGCGAAGATCACCCGCTTCCCCGTGCCCTCCGGTGCCCGCTCCGCCGATGCGTAGAAGTCATCCAGATAGGGCAGCAGCAGGTCTCCGAACTGTAACGGGTCCGTCCCCGGCTGCATAAAGTACATCAGGTTCATCGCCACCGTGTATTTCGACACGTTGTTGAACCCTACGATCTTTACCCAGTCGCTGGGGAGCTGTTGTAAAAAGGCGTGGTTTACCTTGTTGTGGGGCTTGTCCACGCTGATCCGGGGATAGTAGAAAACCTTTCCCTCCTGCAATACCTGCCCCGCGATCTCATGGGCCGTGGCCTTGGGGTCCAGCGTTTTCCGCAGCTTGTCCAAAAGCTGCCATTCCCGCAGGAAATCCTCCCGCTTCGCTTCTTCCTCTGTGGCGTACTCCGGGGCAATGTAGCTGTGGTAGGTCAGCATTTCCGTGTACACCTTCCGGGTGTGAAACAGGGGATACGCCGTCCATTCCAGCGCGTGGGCCACCTGCCGCAGCCCCTGTTCGTTGCCGTCCGGTGCGGTGAGCATCTCCGCCACTTTGTCCTTGCTGTAATTCACCGGCAGGGAGGAAATGGCCTTTACCCGGCGGTTCTGAATGTAGGGGTTATTCCGGGTGTATTTGTTGCTGGCCGCCCGCATAAACGCGCCGCTTACGGCATCCATGGGCAGGTCGCCATACTGTGCCGCCAGTTCCCGCAGCCTTCCGAATATCTTTGGGTACGAGGCGAACTGCACCGACCTCAATTCAGTTTGCAGGTCCATGCTCCCCGCCTCCCTTCATGCGTTCCCGCTCCTTCCGCAATTCCAATTCCAGCCGGTCCAGAGTGCTGACCCAGTGCTTCTCCGCCTCCTCCGGCGTTACGCCCGCTTGGTTTGCCGCTTCTGCCAGGATCATGGTGTTGCAGTCCGCCAGCCACAGGCGGTCCCCGTCTGTCAGACGGTCCAGGTCCGCCCCGGCCACCTCCACTGCGCCCTCCGGCTTTTTCCGTCCGGTGAGATACAGCAGAATGTACCCTGCGCAGATCCGGTAAAACCGGGTGTCATACGCGATCTCTTCCGTTTTCCGGGTCCGCCCCATGGCGTACAACCGGTATCGTTTTTTCCGTTGAGCCATTGTCAAAACCTCCGGCCTCCCCGCCGCGCCGTCACCAACCGTCCGCTGCTTCCGGTGCTGATAGGCGGTGCCATTTTGTTTTCCTTGAACCGATCCAGTGCCGACGCCCAGTCACTCTTGTTCTTTCCGTGGATCTCCGTCAGCAGTTCCTCCCGCTCGATCAGTTGGGCCAGCCGCAGGGCATATTTCGTGGCGGACCAGCTATCTCGCTGAATGGCCTTGGAAATGCGCTTCTCGCTCATCCCCGCCCCGCTGGGCACCAGCTTCAGGTTCTGTATCTGGCCGGACAGCTCCCGGCACTTTTGGTAGGGCTGTGCGAACTGGTAGTCCCGGTCATCGTCCCGGATGCGGTGGGCGCGCTTATACGCCTCCACGCCCTCGTTGGCGTTCAGCGTCAGAAGTTCAACATTGTGGTGCTCAAACTCCGTCTGTGCGTATTTCAGCATTTCAAAGTCCGGGTCCGTCACGCCGGTGCCGCCTGCCTTGATGGGGTAGATCACCGGAATGGCCCCCGGCAGCTCCGCCGCCGCATAGGCCGCGTGGTTCTTCACACACAGGGGCGGCAAGCCGTCCCCCAAATCGGTCATCAAGTCCTCTAAAACGCCCCGGCCATACTGCCAGGAGTCAATGGCGATGTAGGTTTGGCTGCCGTCATAGCAGAATCGGTTCCAAATGGCCTTCAGCCGCCGCGCCTGGGCCTTGCTCTTGTCCGGTGGGGGCCAGTCGTCAATGTAAACCAGTTGCTTCAAAAAGCGGTCCCGTTTCAGGTATTCCCGCTGCCGCGTCAGCTTTATCACCACGCAGGCGCATTTGGCGTTCTTTGCCGAATCCTCGTAGGAAACGTCATAGCCCACGATGTAAATAACTTCCTCCGGGTCCAGCTTGGGGTGTGGGTCCTTGCAGCAGTGCTCCGTCTCCATCACCAGAACCCGCTGGGAATCCGTCAGCACCTCGTCGGAAAGCACGGGGAACTCGTCCGCGCCGGTGTACCGGCTCTCCATCTCCCTCATCCACTTTTCCGCAGACAGTTTTTTCCGCTGTTTCAGTACCCATGAGTATGGGCGGATCTGCTGAAGTACAACGCATTCCCAAGAAATATCCATAGCAAACGCGCTCTCACCGGCAGCCATGGCCTTCATGGCGTCGCACCGGGCCTGAAACGCCGGGTTCTGCTTGCGTCCAGCGCTGGTGATGGAGTGATCCTTGTACGCGACAAAATTCGGGTCCGCTTCTCCGTTGATATTGTGCAACAGACGCACCGCTGGCATCACGATCGTCCCGTATGCCTCGTGGTCAAAGGGTTCTCCATCCTCTTGGGCAAATTCCTCCGCCGTAACCGCGTGTATGTTGTCACCGCGCATGGCAGAAATATAAAAGGCGCTTCCGCAGTCCGTCTCGATCTTGAAATCGTCCTTACTCTCCGCCGTGACCCTCCAATGTGCTGCCAGCGTCGGAAAGTCTTTTTCGATTTGGCGAAACGTTTTGCTGCCGATGCTGGCCATCTGCTTGTAGCTTGGGCCAAAATATGCAACCTGTGTGGCCGGCCATACAACACCGTTCACCATCTCGTATTTCATCTTGGAATAGGTTTTTGTAATGCCTCTGGTTCCCGTAAAGGCCACGCTGGATTTTCTTGCGTACACCCGCTCCATAACCCTTTGCAAAATCTCGTCTCGCGCGTAGTCTGCGTTCTCCCCACGGCAGATATCTAACAACTTGTCCGGATACCACCGAAATGTCCAGATCAGAAAGGCCCACCAGGCATCCTCATAGTCCGTGTAGTCCCGCTCCGCCGTAGGCTTCACGCTGACCCAGCCCTGTGAACTTGTCCATGCCTTTCCGGCCCGCCGTGCCATGGCTCCTCCTTACCGCTTTTTCTTCGCCGGAGGCATTTTCACCAGTCCAAGCTGCTGGTATGCCTCCTTTTCCTGATCATTGGGTTCCTCCGCGAACTCTCCCAAATCGTCCCGCAGCCGCATCTCCGGCGGCAGGGTGGTCAGCTCAGGGCGCCCCTCATTCTGCCGCATCCGGTTTTCGTTAATTAAAATCATTTGCTCCGCCGCGTCCATGGTGTAGGGGTATTTGCAGGATCGCCCAAACAAAATGCGGAACATTTCGTCCGGGTCGCATTGCTTCCCGTTTTTCAAAAGCCCCTTCTTTTCCAGCGCTTCCACCAGACTGTCAATCCGCAGATCGTCAATGGGCTTCGCATCTTTTTTCCGCAGTCCCTCGCTGGACAGGTTATCCTGAACCATTTTGTTCAGCTTAGCTGCCTTGTCATATTGGCCGATGGCCCGCATCTTGTCCCGGTCCAGCGTCATTTTCGCGCAATCCCGCAGAATAAACTCCTGCTTCACGCTTACACCGCCCGCTGCCATCAGGTCGCTGGCCAGCGCCTCGTAAATGCGATCCAGTTCGTCATAGTCCTCAGAGGTGTAGGGGTTCTTGGCTGAATTTTCCCCCCAGTTCTTCCTCTGCTGTGCCGTCCCCACCTTCCGGTTCCGGGCGGATTTCTCATTGCCCACCGCTTTGGTAAACTCCCCGGCGGTCAGCCCCTCGCCAAAAATCTTGGTAATGTCCGTCAGCCCGTCCAGAAAGCCAAGAGGTTCTCCCCGCCGCGTGTCCAGCTTTTTCAGCCGCAGGTTGTCCAGATAGGCGACCCACTTCTCGCCCACGTCCGGCTCCTTTGGCACCGCCAGCATATCAAATGGCCTGTCAAATTCAATGCAGCAGTAAAAAAGGGCAAGGCTGTCGCTGGTGGCACGGGCAATGGCGTCATAGCGTTCCTGCTGTGCAGTCAGTTCCGCCGTATCCATCGGTTCCAGTTCCATTCGCGGCCTCCTTCCCCTTGAAAAAAACAGAGAGTGAAAAGAATTTATTTCTTCTCACTCTCTATTATTTCACAAGGTTTTCCCAATTTGGTAAACTTTAGTAGCCACTTGAAAATTTTTTTATTCCGGCTCCAAGCCAAGGATGTAATCCACACTCACGCCGTAAAAATCCGCCAGCGTGATCAGGGTCGATGCCTTCGGTTCCTTCATGCCGCTTTCGTAAAAGCCTACCATACCGTGGCTCATACCGCAGTATTCGGATACCCGGCGGCTGCTCACGCCTCTGGCCCGCCGCAATTCCCGCAGCCGTACCGCGTAGACCGGCAGTTCCCGGCGGTCCTCAGTCCTCTCCATCGTCCCCCTCCCCTTCCAGCAGCTCGCAGATCCGTTTGGTGCGCTTTTCAATGCGGTCCATCTTCCAAAGCAAAGGAAACAGTACCAGCACCGTGCAGGAGTATACCGTCATGGCGATATCCCCTCTGCCCGCCTCATAGATCGCAACGCCCACCATTACAAGCAGGATCACAAAATTCAAAATCGTTTCCACCATATCAGTTCCCTCCTTTCTCAGACTGCACGGACCTCTCCGGGCAAAAAGTTTTCCGTCACGTCCCCGCCAAGGGTTTTGGTCGTCACGGTGATAAACCGTCCCTTTGGGTGTACCCATGTCACCCGCCCCGTCCGCATCGGGCACAGCTCCACGCTTGACCGCTCACTTTTCGCCCGCTCCACCGGCAGCGTCTTGAACTTCGCCTCTACCGTCTGTCCGATCTTCATTTCCGTCCTCCATACGTCACTTTTTTCAAATCTTTGTACCGTTCAGCGTGTGGAATCAGCTCCGCCTTATCCCGGATGATCTCTTTCAGCACCCGGTCCATGTGCTCCTGGCACACGTCCGCCGCCGGGTTTTTGTAGTCCAGCGCCGGCCTGTATTCTTTTCTCACTTCTGCCCATGCTTCGGTGAGCCTCATAATGCGGTCATATCCCCAGCCCTCCGACTGGTGGATCGCGATTTGCAGTGTATCAATGTCATACTGCGAGGTTATAACTATCGTTGCCTGAAGCAGCCGGTTGGTCTCGTTCTCCCACCGTTGCAAGTATCCAGATTGTTTGGCCATCTTACTTCCCCCTTAACAAGTGCAGTTTCAGCCACAGTGGAATGTCGGCGGTTAAAATGCTTTTGAAATAAAACACGATAAACGCAATGCCAGCGGCTATGACCAGCGTCCAAAAGGCTATAATCAGCCAGTCTTTCAGCTTCATTCAGCACCTCCGTCCTTTCTCTTGCCGTAGCTGCAATAATCGTCCGGATGTTCACGGTCGAGATGGACTTCACACCATCCCGTTTTCGGTTTGTTGTATGACCGACAATCCTTGCACCGCGTCACGATCACAGCATCCACGGTGGGGGCTTTTTCGATCAAGCCAAGTAAGCCGTTCCAACCAGCGCAATACGCCGCAGGGAGAACATCTTTGCTGCACCGCCCCACGCCCAAATCATCAACATCAACCAGCTTCATGGTCAGCACCTCCGTCCATTATCGCCCCGCAGTTGGGGCAAAAGTTCTTGTCTCCTTGTGTTTACAGTTTGTGTCCATACGGGTTTTCATCTCCGCTCATCATTGCCAGCATCTCTCGTACTTTCGGCGGAAAAATCAGTTCTTCCATACGTGCCGCCATGATCTGCCGCACAGCCTTTTTCCCCAATGGCGGTTTCTTCGGTGGTATTTCTCCCCGTCTTGCCGCTTGTGCAACAGGGTTATTCTTTGCTGCCCATCCCATGCTCAACATCTCCTTCCGTACTTTCGCCGTCCATCTTGGCCCTCTCAATCTCAAGCGCACGTTCACGAAGGTCTCCGAATCCGTACTCATCCTGCCAGCCCAGCTCCGCAGAGGCTTTTTGGCAACTCTCACATAGATAACACGTCCACGGAGTTCCATCAAAAACGCAACTGCGTTCCATCATAGTCCCTCGGAAAAATTTTCGCCCACACCCAAAGCAAACATGGTCAACCCTCGTTTTGACAACTTTTCTTCCGACAACGTCCATGTGTCATTCCTCCCCGTCCATCTTCTGCCCCTTCACAAAGCCAAGAACCGTATCTAAAATCGCCTTGTCAATGTAAGATTGCAGCGCAACGCGGTTCTCAAAAACAATCGGCATTTCTGTAAGCGATTTGTCATAAATGGTTGATTTTCTGACGATCCATTCCCCTTCCCAAAAGTCGATAGAATAACCGCTACTTTTTGCCGCCTCCATCGTTGCCGACTTTGCCACACCAGTTTTAACAAAATAGCTTTCTCGCGTTACCCACGGGTTTTTGTAAACTTTCATCCCGCACCATCCATCTTGGCCCAGCAGTGTGGGCAGTATTTCCCATACATGACCTTATACTTGTGAGCCGTTGTCTTTCCGCAATGGCTACACATCCACGGTACGTTATCGCCATCGCCACAGACTACCCATTCGGCATGCACCACCGGGGCCACGTCGGCGGCGGGCAGGGCCTCAATATACTGCGACGGCTCAAGCCCTTTTGCCCACGCGTGCTTTGCGGCTTCAATCGCCGCGCTGCGCTCAATGTATTCAGCCATTGTCAAAAATCCCCTCCCATACTTCTTCATAACCAGTCTTTTCGTAATCGATTTTCAGACGCTTTTCGCGGATCATGTCGTTCAGCGACCTGACACACGGGCGTCCATACGAATTATCCTCACAATAGTCACACATACTGCCGAATCCACAGCACCCAAAAGAGCTACCACCATCTGCACTGTGCCGGTTGCTCCATCTCTGGAAACCATTTTCCCACTTCCGTTTAGCTTTACCTGTGTTGTTACTTGATTGTTTCTCCGATGTGTCATATAACTGCATTTGGTCAGCCATTGTCAGAAGTCCTCATCACATACGCCACGCAGTTCTCAGGGTCATTCCCACAAAGACATGGCGCATATGCGCACGAATCACAAATTGTAAACATCTCAGTTAGTGTCATTGTCAGCCCTCCTGTTCCATGCTTCGATTGCTCTATTTTTGTCCGAAAAACAAACCAATGTGTTATAGCAATAGCAGCCACTGTTAATACATTCCACTCTAAATGTTTGCGTATTAACGCTTTCTGCCAAAACCGCTTTGGAGCCGCAGAACGGGCACGGTTTTAGGTTATTCATCCTCCACCGCCTCCACATAGCACCAGCTTTGGGGCGGGCGGTGAAGATATAGCCGCCCGTCCGTGTTGCAGTCCGTTTCGTCGCCATCTCCGCAAACATTTTCGCAAGACCAACAGTTTGTGCTAAGCTCCGAGTATTCCAGACAGTCTCGCCAAAACTCCCCCAGCTTTTTCGGTGCGTCGTAAATGCGCAGGCCGGAGATGTGCCAGCCGTAAAGCGGTGTTCCGTGTCCATAATCCCATAGTGCCCCATTTTCAAGGCAAGTCTGGAATACATAATCATCGTCAATGTCATAGATGCCATACGGATCGTTTGCTGGGGCAAGTCTATCTATGCGGTCGCAGGTAAATTCCCCGATGACCTTGCCATTAGCTTTGCGGATTTTCCCGTCTGCACCGTGCAGTTCAAGAATGTTGTGCGGATCCTTCGCGTCAGGCATCGTACAGTAGATGTACGCCTTGAACGGCGGGGCCAGCTTTGGGCGCGTCTTTCGGACCTCGATGGTTTTCTCACCATTGACGATTTTTTCACACCACTGCGGGCGGATGCTGATAAGTACGGTTTTACTCATCCTTCTTCGCCCCCAATACTTTCTCCGCCTCTTCGCTTACCGCAGTAATTCTCCCCTGTTTTACCAGATCACAGAATACATTGTAATCCATGTGAAACACAATTCCGCAACTGCTGCAATAGCGAATTGCAAGCTCTACATCCTTCATAAGTCGCGGACTGTCGATGTTTTCCTTGCATAGCAAAGTGCGCCCACTGGTAAATAGCAGCACCACCAGCCGCCCGTCTCTGTCGGCCTCGGCCAGTTTCTCCAAGCGGTCAAGATCGCAGTTTTGGCACAGTTGGCGAAGCGTCTCCGCGGCTTCGTGATCCATGTCGATTTCCTCCGGTGTCCGCTCCGTATCTTCATAGTCAGCGAGGCGATCCTTGAGGCGATTGCGGCAGTACAGCGCGGTGCAGTCAGCCATCGGCTTACCATGCTTACCCGTCCAATCCGCTTCGCACTTCTGGCAGTCCATCATTGCCTGTCCATCGGTGTCGTACTTCGTCAGTCGTTCCATCTTCTTACCTCCTCCACCGGCATCCGTTGCAGCCCCCCTCATGGGCCAGCGTGTAGTTTCCGCATTTCAGGCACAGTTCGTTTCGCAGTGCGTCAATCTCTTTCGCCTGCGCTTCAATCCGGTCGGTTGCGGCAAGCCACACCGCGTTAACATCGCAGGAGGACCACTCTGCCAAAGTGACTGTTTTTCTTAGATTTTTTGGGACCGGCTCCGTTTTGCAAAACGGGCATTTCTTGCAGTCGCCAATTGGCCCGCCTGCTGTTGAAACGCATCTAAGCGCATTTACGAGGTCTTGATCGTTCATGCCCTTCACATTCCTTTCATTCATTCCTCAAACCCTCCAAGCACTTCCTGCCTCGGCAGAACGCCGTCCTCCATCCACCAGTGGAATACATCCACGCCGGATTGCCACTGACTCGGCAGGTCTCGTTTCCTCCGCTCTTCCAGCATCCGATCAAAGGCCCGGATATACGCCGCCTTGATTCTTGGATAGCGGGCAAATTCCATGATTCTGGCTTTGGATGCCATGGGACAACCTACGCAGCCGACCCGGTGGAAGCCCTCGCAGTACAGCGGGTTCATGGTGATTTTTTCGGCAGCGGCATAATCCAGCACCTCATTGTCCTTCCAGTCGATGATGGGGTTCACCACCCGCTTCCCCTTGAGTTGGCACGTTTCAAATAATCGGCGATCCTCGTCGTTATCGTTTGATAGGATCAGTTTGTTTTGTTGCTTAGACGTTAATACCTCTAAACCGCCGCGGCGTTTCCTGGCCGTGGATTCCGCCCAGCGAACACCCGTAGCGATAAACCGATTCTTGCCTCCCCCCTCTTTAAGGACGGCGCAACAGTACCGCATCAGGCGTGTGGGCGGCATTAGCTTCTTTTGAATCAGTTTCCACATGGTCATACGGGAGCCGTCCGGCTGAACGTGCTTGTCCCCGTCGCACTTGATGCCCTTGCATTCCAGCCGATAAAACGTATCGTACACGTGCCGCACCGTCTCCGGTGCGTCTGCCGTGGTCAGGCTGTGCAATACCTCAAATGGGATGCCGCTGGCCCCGGCCAGATGCAACAGCACATCGCTGTCCTTCCCCCCGGAGTAGGTGATCACCAACGGCTTTTCAAAAAGCCGCAGGCTCATATCCGATGCCGCTTTCAGCCGCTCGATTGCGGTCT